GTAACTTTGCAGCCGAAAAGGCTTCCCTGCTGGGGGCATGCCCCCAGCAGGGAGTGGGAATGAAAGTTAAGAACAAGCCTTGACACAGTTTAAATTACACCCCCCACAAAAATAGCTCCATCGTTCTAGTCGGTGGGGCTATCTTCGTTAAAGTCCTAGCTTGGTGGTTATCCAAGAGCCTATTGGAACATTTTCCTCCTTGGACTTCTGCTTTATATAGTCCACGGTTTCCTTTGGCATCCTTATGCAAAGGTTCACGTTGTTCCCTTTCTTTCGTCCGCTTCCAGCCCTTGCACCTCCTCTGTTACTTTTCTTGTTATCCATATCTATTTTGTTAAGAGCCTTACGTTTGCTAGGGTGGTACTTCTATTGGAAACGAAAAAGTGCTCTCGTTCTAATTTATCCCTAACCAAATTGTCTATTTCTCCCATTTTTTTCTTGCATACATTAAGTCTGTTCGTTAAGTCTTTGACTTGTCCATCTAGTTTCTTGAATTGGAGGACGGTATCTTCGGGCTTACAAACTTTGCTTATGTTCGCTATAATAGCTTTCATTGCTTTGTTTTCTTCTACCAGCTTGTCGTAGTTGCGAAGAATGGGAAGCATCTGCCTCTCATACGGAATATTGTTTTTTGTCTTACTCATATAGTTTTATTTTAAAGTTCAACACCTCGCCATCTCTTGATGGTACAAAGACTCTCGAAATTATCAATATACACTTTGTCCTTATTGAAGTGGGCTTGTTGTATTTGGTATTTCATCCAACCGATGTTGCAACCATTCTCGCCACCTTCCCAATGGTAGTAGCGATAATGCAAGCTAACGTCTATGTCAAGCACATCATCTTCTCCCGATACTTCTGAAGGGTAAATGCGGAGGTCAGCCTCAACGTGAATGCTCTTGAAGATTGCAGGCTGCATCTTGAAGTCAGAACTCACGATGTGCTTCTCGTCCATGGGTATGAACTCAGCGTAAATGCCAAGTCTCTCACAAGTCTTTTGTATGTCCTTTGCTATGTAGGACAGAATGTTTTGATGCTCCATATTATATTATGAATATTTTATAAATTACATACCAAATTATCAATGCGACCAAGGAACATACAATGTGCGTCTTAGTCATTCGTGGGTCTCTAAGATTATACATCTTCTTTGAGGTAATCCGCTGATGCTTGCAACATCTTGATGGTGTTCTCCACAACTTTGTGGGCATCGTAGTCTGAGCCAGCCTCGTCAAGAGCTTGCTTGTTCATTCTGATAAGCATCTCTAGGAACGTGGCACACTCATCCTTGGTTGGTGCATTGACGTGGATAGGTTTTTGAACCGTCTTCACGAAATAGTCCATACCCTTTTTAAGCAAGGTTCTAATCTCGTTTGGTCGGCTGTTTTTGCCTATCATTTGTTGTATCTGGATGCGGCAACTCACACCACGCTTTGGGCAACCTATGCGATAATCATCGCCTACTTCTTCTATTTCTCCGTCCATATAGTCAACCTTTGCGATAAAGCCGTTGTCCTTATCCGTGCAAACTAGGAAGTCACATTCTCCTCGCTTGTGATTTCGAGTGTTGTCAATGATGAAAAGTGGTATTTCTCTCTTTGCCATATTATGCGTTTTTAATGTTGTCTATCCATTGTTTGGCTTCTGAACAGGTATTGCAGCAAGCCGCATTCTTGTAACTATTGCAGATGGTAGGATAATACTTTCCATCTTCAATATAAATAATCTCACCTCTGTACATGATGTGGGTATTGGTGTTTGTGCAACCAACTTCTTGCAATTTATGTGGAATCATATTTTTTGTTATTCTTTATAAAGGTTTGCTTGGTCTTCTAACGCAGCGTCTAGCGTCCATTCTGTTTTGTCGTAGATACCATCTCCAAGTCCTGTATTGAAGTTGATATAGTAGAACTGACTATCTTCTGCAATAGTTACTTTGAAGCCATTATACTCACGTTCATCAACATTCATTCGGATAAAGCGAATGTTGTTAGCCTTAAACATTCTTTCAATTGGTTCTTCGGCTATATCGCTTACATTGAGATAATATGAGCCGTTCTTATAGTGTAAGTCTGTATCCCATGACTCTGGTAGGTCGGTCATTACCTTATAACGAAACTCTCGCTCGTCCATTAAGTCTATGATGTTATATCTCTTCATATCTATAATGAATTAAAAAATATATTGAACTTCTGCAATACCATCTTCGTTGATAGCTACCTTGCGATTATCGTCTTGACACACATCAAACTCGTTGTCGGACAACTCCTCCCAAGAATTCGCCTCAATGATTTCTGCTACCTCGTTAGACCACTCGTCTTGCTCATTGATAAACTCTACCAATTCGTCTAATGTTCTTACATCTGTTGCTTTCATATTCATTTCGCTTGCCGTGATGCGATAGGGCTTAATTGTTAATAATACAGTTTCTGAAGGTGTGTCTCACCTTTCTATTTCTAATGCAAAGATACAAAGAATATTTGAAATATGCAATAAAAAATCAAGCTATTTTCTTTGCATTAACTTTTATTGGATATAATAGTAGGCTTGATTACATTCGTTAACAGAAAATGGCTAGTTTTTCACTTATTCGGGTTTTGGAAATAACCCAAATGGCTCTTTTTATGCCATATATAATATAATTTGTACCTTTGCACTCAAAAAGGAGGTTGATATGCAACTAAGATTTGATTGGTGGCGTTGGCTCGTTACCATATTGGTAGGTTTCTTCATCATGCTGATGATGTACGGATGCCGGACAACGAAATATGTAGAAGTGGAAAAGGTGGTGCGAGACACTACTAATTATGCTCACTGGGACTCTATCGTCAATGAAAGGGTCAGGCTCATTCAGGATAGCTTACTCTCTTATCATTGGGAGCAGACCGAAAAGCAGGTTAAGGATTCCACATACATAAAGGATGATGTCAAGACAAGGGTAGATGAGAGTGGTAAAGTGCTAGGTAAGGATTCTATTCACATAGAGATTAGATACAGGGATAGCAAGGAACTATCCAAGGTTCGTGATAGCCTTATTCATTATAAGGAGATAGCAGAGCGAGCAAGTATATACAAGGCTCAGAGGGATAGTCTCAACAGAGAGTTGAATATTGTCCAGACCAAAAAGGAATATATCGAGAAAGACTTGGCGGGATGGGACTTATTCTATTGGAAATTCGGAATGATTTCCTTTTGGGTCGTTTCCTTGACGCTGGTAGCAATGATTTTCTTTCTCACGGTAAAATACAAGAAAAAGTTTTTTCATTAGGTTGGTTTTTAGTTATTAGGGTTTTAGATTGGTTTTTAGGTAACAACTTGTGGGGCAGCTGCCAGTGATGGTGGTTGCTCTTTTTTTATATCTTGAAAATGCATTAGAGTGTGGAATATCAAAAATGCAAGCGATTTAATGCATTTATAGTTTTATATATGTAACTAAATATGGCATTCTGTGTTAAGAAAGCATAATACCTGTAATTCCGTGCATTAAATCCCTTGCATTTTGAAAACAAATTAGTAACTTTGCAACGTGCTTTGTTGGTGCTGACCCGCTTACAAGAATCAATAAGATTTCCAGTGGCGAAAGCCATACTACGATAATCCTTACCTAGATTTCGGGGTCAGACGAATGAAGGGTAAGGATTTCTTTTTAGAATCCTTGTTTTGAGTCGAAACATCCTTAGATAGTTCTAAGTTAATAATGGGCTATGATTGTTGGAGTAGGCGAAACACAGATAAGTTAAACAAATAGGGAATTTATGGGAAAGCATTATTTACATATACGTATGGACTTGGTAAAGAAGTACACCTATGGTGCGTCATCACAAGAAGTGAAGGCGCACAAAGAGACGCTTTGCTTTGCTATTTGGTGTAAGATGCAACGCAGAAATTCTGTAATATTTAACTTAACCATCAAGGATGTAAGGAAAAAACTCGGTGTGGGCTATCCAAAGGCAAGAAAATTGCTAAAGGATGTCAAGGAGGATGGACTCTTTACAGAACTTGGTAACGGGCGATTTATCGTGAATACGTTCCGTGACAAAGAAAAGAAGCCCAATAAAAATGGAGGTCGCTTCCAAGGGGCTTACGTTTGTCGTATTCCTATTAACAAGGACTATAAGCTAAAAGAGTTATATTCTATAGTCAACAACATTTTGTACATATCGGTTATTAGTGGTGCTCGTCAAGACTGTTTTAACGTTGGAAACAATGATTGTGCTTGGCATCAACTAACTACTAACTCATTTGCAAAGGTTGTGAATATGGGGCATGGCTCTATATGCCGAATCAAGAAGAATCTTATCAGCGAAGGTAAGATTAAGTCCACGTATGCGGAAATGCACATGGCAGATGATAGAAACGAGGGAGAGATGGAACGAACATTGCAAAGGCTTGGTCGTAGGAACTTTACGTTTAACGTAGGTAACCTGCACTATTTAATCATACCTTGCTCTTACTCTTTTGGAGACCGAGAGACTTCTGTTGCTATCAAGCACAGAATCTATGGTTATAAATTGAAGGGACATGGTGCTTTTGAAAAAGGCACGAACAAATACTATAATGGATCAATAGGATTAACCAACATACCTGATTAAAGGTCGAGTTCTATTTCGGACATTTTCATATTAGTAGTTAGTTGGAATATATATTTAGGGAGTCTTTAATAGGCTAACGTGTTCCTTAGTATATTACGTGTTATTATTATATATACGAGATTATGAAGAAGTATGAATGTTATATAAGTTTAGCTGGTAATGTGTGTGGTGACAAAGGAAGTTATTATTATGCGTTTGCTACATTTGAAGGAGAAAAAATGATTGATAGTGTCGCAACAAGTCGGAGTCTTTTGGTATATCCTAAAAGTCGTTTTGTCCCGATTTTGACTAAGGCATTAAGAAAATGCAGAGGTGAGTTCCATGTGTATGTGTACTTACCCAAAGGCTATGATTTTGTAGAATTACCTAATGGTGAATACCAAATATCAGCTTCGTACTCCTGTTCCGAGATAACTGAGTACACTTATAAGTGCAGCGACAAAATAACAATAAAGAAGTTTGATGAAAATAGTAAAAGATGTTTGGATATACAACAAAAAGCAGAAGAGATAAGAGAAATTAACGAAAATAAAGAATTACACAAGTCAATAGCCAAAGAAATGAAGGCGAAAGATAAAAATAGCAAGAAAGACTTGCGTAGGGAAAGATTAGTTCCAAACTATATTTGCTATACCGATGGAAGCTGCGATAATTATTCCACTCACAAGGCAGGTGGCTCGGCTTATATCGTTGTGAATACAGCTACAGGTGAACTTGAAAAGGTAAAGACACATCATTGCTTGCATACGACAAATAACAGAATGGAGATGTTGGCGATAATATCAGCCGTTAATTATTGCCCGAAAGGTTCTGTCGTAGAGGTTCGAAGTGATTCTAAGTACGCATTAAAGATGTTCCGCTATACAGATTGGGAAATAGGCGCAGATATAAAGAACCCAGACTTAATTAAGTTGTATCGTAAGTGTGCAAAGGATAAGCTTGTTATTTTGACTTGGGTAAAGGGGCATAATGGTGATGATTTGAACGAGCAAGCGGATTGCTTGGCTTTTGGTGCATATGAGAAAGCATTAAAAGAGAATGGCTTACCAATGGCTCCTGAGAAGTATCGTGCTATGAGACGAGGCAAGCAGACGGTGTTTGAAACAGATAATTAAAGATAAATTTGATTTATTATGAAAGAGTTAGGTTTTGATAAGCTATACGTAAAGTTTAGCAATTTATATTGTGAGTATCGTAGTAGAAAGCAATTCTTGAAGTGGTTAAAATCCGCAAAGAATCTTTCTGAAGAGTTGTTTGAAGTAACGCCAAGTGGAGGTGGTTCGTTTGATGTTGTGTTGTCTTTTGAAGAGATAAAGGATTTATTTCCGATTATAGAGAACTCATTGCCTAAGTATGAAAACGATATAAAGCAAGTTCTTTTGGCCATAAAGGAAATGGGACAGCTTGAAGTTGCAAAGATATGGCATGAGGATGATTGGGGTGACGGCTTTGTAGAGGATTTTTGTAAAACCCATGATATTTAATGAAGATACATACATTTGAACTATGTGCCGGATATGACTCTCAACTAATGGCTTTAGAGCGGTTGAAGAAGAACCATTCTGATTTCGATTACGAGTGCATCGGCTGGTCGGAGATAGAGCCAAGTGCAATAGCATTACATAATGCTTGCTTTCCTAGTCTGTCCGGTAAGAATTTCGGTGATATGACCAAGATAGATTGGAGCAAGGTTGCCGACTTTGACTTGTTGACATATACAACACCTTGTCAGTCTGTTTCGCAAGCCGGAAAGCAGAAAGGAATAGAGGAGGGAAGCAATACACGTTCCTCTATCCTTTGGTTTACAAGAAACGCCATTATTACCAAGAGACCGAAATACCTCTTGATGGAGAATGTAGAGGCTTTGGTTCAAACAAAGTTCATTGGGTTCTTCAACAAGTGGCGCAAGGAGTTGGAATCCTACGGATATGTTAACTATGCTAAGGTGGTAAATGCAGCCGACTGCGGTGTTCCTCAGAACAGAAAGCGTGTCTTCATGCTCTCTATACGAAACGATGGTGATAAGATAGATTATCATTTTCCGAGAAAGACAAAGCTAGAGAAACACTTGGTTGATGTCTTGGAGGAAAATGTGGATGAGAAGTACTTTTTTAGTGATGACTTGCTATGTAAAGAGAAATTTGTATCGAATGAATGGAAAGAACCTATGAGTGCAGCTATAAGAACTCGTTCTGAAGGGAAGTGGATAAAAGGCGAAAAGCATAGTCCAAAGGTCGAGCTTGGAAAGAATATAGCCAATACCATTACATCTGCGAGCAAGGACTCCTTGGTTGTTCTTGGCGAGACAAGGTTGTGCATTAGGCGTTTGACTCCGAGAGAACTCTTCCGTTTGATGGACGTTGACGAAGAATACATAGACAAGATGCTTGAAAGTGGAGTGTCGAAGTCAAGTCTTCAAAAGGCTGCTGGAAATTCGATTGTTGTAGCTTGCATGGAGATGATATTGGAGGAACTTTGGTTTTCTGAGAGTAATGTTAAGGTCGCTGATGATGGCCAGCTATGTTTGTTTTAAAAGTTTTAATGAAATGATGTTTTTAAATAATAACGAGAAAAAGAAGAAAGCAAATGCTATCTCTTATAAGATAGATGAGTACATCTGGGGACGAAAGGATTTCGTTACCGATTGCCCCTATGGTGAGAAAGGCAGATACACCAATGCTGTTAATAAGGTTGGTGACTTGGGATGCAACACTTGCGAATGGCAGGTAAGACACAATCAAAGAGCGCAAGTTGTGATGTGCTCCCATTCAAAGGAGGAGAAGAGCGAGGTTAAGAAACTTTTTAATGATTTATGATTATGGATAAGGAAAAATTAAAGAAAGATTACGAGAATGCTTGCAATGCTTACTTGGAGGCATTTTGTGAGAAGCATGAGTTTTACGGATTGGATAATCCGGAGACATATTGGATTGATACAGGTGGAATAGCCAATTGCGGTGATTTAACTTTCGATATGGCTACTATTGTAACTGATATTGACAAGGAAGCTCCTGAAGAAGAGTTGTTGAAGTGGTACGATTATACGATTGAAGCTAGTGAGTTCAATTTGCCTATTCCAAACTTCGATCATTGGCTCATAGGATGTCCAAGAACACCGAGCAAATGGTTTGAAGACATGCGGGCAAAGCGCAAGGAGATTGATGATTTATTGAAGGAGGAAAATGAAAGATTGAAAAATGGAAAAGAGTAACCTTTTTAATTATCTACAGAGGCTCTTTGATGAAGGTCTCTGTATAAACACTACCGAACTTGAATTCGGAACACTTGAAGTAACGGCAGAGAATCGAAGCCAAGGCAAGCAAATCACATTCTTTGCAAAGGGCATGGAGGATGCAAAGCAGAAAGCCATGGAGTGGCAGGCAGGGCAAATACTCTTGAATTGCGATGACTTTGAAGAGATAGTAATGTTCTTGGCTAATAGAAAGAAACTTAAAGCGGAAATGAACTATGGATAAGAATTTTAGAAGTTGCTTTTGTTGTATCCATTTCTTGGGAATACTAAATACTAGCACAGGAAATGTTTTGAAATGCAAGAAGGGTAGCACAGTGGAAGTAAAGGGGAAGCGACTGACAGAAATCGCTGCAAGATGCAAAAATTACAAAGCGTGAGGCACACGTTAAAGGTAATAGACAACATGGGTATTTGAAAGAGAGCGAAATGTAAAAAACTGCAAAACAAATAGTAGATTCTATATAGTGAGATTAAAATATATTAATATAGATAATAAACACATTAAATTATTTGCACATTTCGATAATTCTTTGTATCTTTGCATCGTGATTAAGAAACAAATGTTACTAATTAAAAAGGTGAGACACACCTTAAAAACTGGGAATAATGACAAAGAAAGAAATTTTAAAACAATGGCTTGATGAGCAGAAAGTGAAATATTGTGGCAATTCAAATTTCACGTTAGGTTATGGTGATGGCTGGGATTGGGTTAAAGATACCCTACGACCAGCTATTACGAAGAATGCGATGTTCCTTAGATTCTTAGAACATGGCTTCCGTGAGATAGAAGAGTTTTTGAAATCAAAAACCGGAAAGCCGAGCGAAGAGGATTGTTCCTTGTATTCTGTTGGATATAAGGATGGAGTCAAGGATGCGATGATTGCAATTAAGAATAGATTTGAAAAATTAAAATAGGAGGTTAAATGGATTTAGGAAAGGCGATTAAGACAATTAGGGTAAGCAAGGGCTTGACCCAACGACAACTGGCTAAGGCTATCGGTTGTAGCGAGACGAATATGTTGTTTATGGAAACCGGAAGAACGTTTCCACGCAAAAGTAAGATTGATGCGATTTGTAAGGTGTTGGGGATTCCGATGTCTTACTTGTTGATGTTCTCTATTACACCGGATGATATTCCGGAAGACAAGAAGAGCTTGTACACAAGCATCGTAGAGCCGATGCGTAACGAATTTACTAGGGAGTTACTGCGATGAAAAGATACTTTTATTTTTCCGCAAGATTCATCAAGGATGGACGTATGGCGTATTCCGTCGGAATTTTAGAATCAGATGAAGGGTATTTTGATTTCGTTAAGGCCTCAAAGGATATTGCACAAGGAGAAGGGGTTGATGTAAAAAAGGTTATCATAGTCTTTTGGACAGAGACCAATTCTATTATGAAGGATAAGTTTGAAGCTTTAAAAGAGGAGGAAAATTGGTAGAATATAAATAAAAGGATTGAATATGAGAATACGAATAGTTAAACATGTTTGTGCCGATGGAGTAGAAAGGGGTATCTTGGAATACCGCAACCATTGGTGGGAGAAGTGGAGACCATTGCACCAGGAAGGCAAGTTGGCTTATGTAGCATATATGGGGGCGAATCCATATAAGTCTTTACAAGAAGAGTGCTTTGATATGCTCGAATTGAATGAAGAGCAGAGAAAGGTACGTGAACAGATGTTCCACTACATCTTAGATGCAGAAGAGATATATGTTGGTGCAAGAATTGGTAGCGAGTATCATATCGGCTATGATGCTGAAAATGATGAGAGTATGGAGACACTTAGAAATTTGGAGGAATAGTTATGCTCGGAAAGATTTTTTCGGTTATGACCGATATTATATATCGAAGAGAGGAAAGTTTGAATCTCTTTGAAGGAAAGAAGAAACTTGATAAGGTGGTGTCTGGTCGGGTAATCAGAGAACAAATCAAGTTGTTTGGTTTCACCGTCAGGACAAAGTTTTTTTATCAGATTTGCTGCCCACAAGTCAATATGAATGATACCCACGAGGTTTGCACATTGAATAAGGTCGAGGATTTGGTAAGAACAGAGTGCTATAACAAGGTCGTTGAATATTCAAACAGAAAACATCATGTCTAGTGTTAATTGTTTCAGAAGAGTTCTGTTAGATGTCGGTGGCAAGAAGACAATCATCAGTGTTCCGCATGAAATGTCCGAAACCGAAGTAAATAAGGTTATGGTTGTTACCAGAGCCTATCTACAGCAGTATGTCTATGTCGAAATGATATTGGCAGAGTGTTTCATTCAGAAAATCGAAAAGAGTATTCTGAAGAAGAAATGCGTTAGGTTTGAAGTTAAGAAGAAGTGGGTGGACTGCAAGAAGAACCTTCGCAAGGTGGTTAAGTATTATGACGCTTATGTTCCTAATGCAGATTTCAATAACGAATTCGCAATGACGTTCTATGACAAGATTAGTGGAGACTTGTATAAGTTGCGAGATAAGATTGCGGTGAGGTTACAGAACTTAGGAATTGGTGAAAAATCGGGAGTTTATGCGAACGCAATCATCCTTTATAATCTCACCAACCTTTGTCTGGGAACTTATGAGAATATCATCCGTAAGCTGTTTGAAGAGTTGCACGTTAACTTAATGCAAGCGTTCAAGGATTTTGCTCCGATACTTGCTTTTGAAAACTCCTATGACTTCATGGCGTTAGTGATGGATAAGGATTTCGAGAGACTGGCAGACCATTTGATGACCAAAGAAATTCTTTCTTATTTCGACAAGGTGAGAAAAGGTGTCTTTGACGAACAGACATTAAATGAGGCTGCTATTAATGCAACGGAAGACTTAAAAGGCGATGAGAAGGATTTGCAGCGGACTTACATAGGAATTAATGACTTTATGAAGAGTGACTTTCCTTTGGAGAGAACAACATCAAAGAAAGCAAGCTGATGAAAATCGAACCAAGTGAGTTCTTGCCTATAGGTAATGAATTTCAGAAAATCTTCGGAATAAGCTTTGGAAAATTCATTGATATGCGGTTTCTTTTAGCGAGAAAAGAGTTAGTCTTCAATCTGCTGAAGTTCACAGATTGGCTTGAAGAGTGCTATCCGGATGAGTGTTCCATAGATGGAGTGAGTTATAATGCTGTTGTCGAGCGAAAGTTTGGTAAGCGAGGTGTTAAAATGATAAAGAAGTTGATAGAATGAAGTACATGGGTAGTAAGGCTAGAATCGTGCATGAAATATTGCCGATTATGCTGGACAAGGAACATAATACGTTTGTAGATGCATTCTGTGGTGGATGTAGCGTTATTGAGAACGTTCCGGACACGTATCGCAAGATTGCCAACGATAAGAATAAGTATCTTATCGAAATGTGGAAGCATCTTCAGGATGGAGGATTTGTCTTCAGGCATATTAGCAAGGAGACGTATGACAAGGCACGAGATTGCTATCACGGAAAGAATAATTTCTTTACCGAAGCTGGTGTAGGACTAGTCGGCTTTATGGCAAGCTTTAATGGTCGCTTCTTTGATGGTGGCTATAGCGGACATAATGTTGTCGGCAAGAACGGAAAGGCAAGAGATTACATAAGGGAGCAGATTGAAAACACTATGCGTGATGTGCCTCTCATTAAAGGTGTTGAGTTCTATAGCGGCAGTTATGATGAACTTGTGATACCGGAGAGGAGTATAGTGTATTGCGATATACCTTACAAAGCTACGAAAAAGTACGATGTATCAAAGAACTTCGATTATGAAAGTTTCTATATTTGGTGTATGGAAATGGCTAGAAGAGGTCATAAGGTCTTTATCAGCGAGTACCAGATGCCACAAGAGTTCAGATGTGTTTGGGAAAAAGAAGTAACAAACTCTCTTAACCCGAATATAACAAAGAGACCAGTCGAAAGGTTGTTTACAATTGATTAGAAAGAAGAAATGAAAGAAACTTATTGCTTGGAAGATACGCTTTACAAAACAAAGCGTTACTTCACTTTGGAGAATGGCGTAGTATCAGGAACAGAACTTGCACAGGAAGACTTTAATGTATTTCTTGATCTTGCAAGTCGGCTTGGCTATAAGGTAGTGAAATTATGAAAAGGCGGGTAAACAAGGATTGTCCGTTCTCGGCAGAAGAATTGGATGAGTTCAGAGCTGCCTTGTATAATGTGAATACATCTTTTCACTGCTGTAATGCAGCTCCGGTAGATTGGGCGGCAGGATGGCAGCGGAATGATATAAGAAAGTCAAGGTAGGATTGCCATAATCTACCAAATACCCACGTCTCAAAGCCGTGTGATGCCCAGCGTGGGGGCGGGATTGTAAACTTAGGAGTCGCACGGCTTTATTTGGAAGTTTCCATAACTACAAAATAGCCTATCGCTAATGGTTGTTCCCTTGGGCAGGGAGATAGTTAATACCGCATCGTAAGATGTGAACACTTAAAATTTGCCGACAACCATTGGCACTTTAATTATAAAACAGGTGAAAGTTCTTGCCGATTTCCTTGCATATATGAAAGAAATTTCGTATCTTTGCAAGTGAATTTCGGTGAGACACACCTTTCAAAAACTGGTTAAAATTTAAGAATATGATTTCATACAAGTACAAGCTATATCGGACGAAGAAGACGAAGCATTTGGATAAGATGCTCCGTGAGGCTTGCTATGTTTGGAATCACGCTCTTGCCTTGCAGAAGAGATACTATAAGCTGTATCACAAGTACATTCCAAGATTTACTATGTATAAGCATTTCTCTAAGTGTTATAAGCCAACATTGCTTAATTGTCAAACAGTTAGGGAGGTGTTGGATAGATTGGATATATCTTACAAGCGTTTCTTCAAGCATGATGCGAAGCGTCCACCAAAATTTAAGAAAGCAATAGAATTTGGTTCATTTGCCTTTCAACAAAATGGCTATTCCCTTAGTGGAAACGAGTTTGTGATAAACAAGATAAAGAAGTCATTTAAGTTCTCTCTGAGCCGTCCCTACGATGGCAAGGTTAAGAGGGTGTCGGTCAAGCGAAACAAGTTGGGCGAGTACTTTATCGTCCTTTGCTTAGACAAGCAAGCCGAGTCTTACGGAAAGTCACATGATGGTGCATCCGTGGGCATCGACTTTGGATTGAAGAAGTACATGACTTTGAGCGATGGGCGTGAGATTGATAATCCTCAGTTCCTTAAAACTGACTTGTTGGAGCTTAGACGCAGGTCTCGCAACCTCTCGAAGTGCAAGAAGGGCAGCAATAACCGCAAGCGCAAGAAGCTGGAGTTGGAGCGATTGTATCAAAACATCGTGAACAAGCGTTCCGACTTCCAGTGGAAGCTGGCACATGAGCTTTGCAAGCGTTATGACTTGATTTGTTTGGAGGATTTGAACTTGGAGGGAATGACAAGGCGTTGGGGACGAAAGATGTCTGACTTGGCTCATGGCGATTTCGTTGTGAAGTTGGAGCACGTAGCGAAGAAGTATGGCGTTCAGGTTCATAAGATAGACCGCTTCTTCCCATCGAGCCGTCTCTGTACCTGTGGTTATAAGAATGATAAGCTGTCATTGGGTGATAGGATTTGGACTTGCCCTAGTTGTGGTGCAGTTCATTCTAGAGACCTCTTCGCAGCTGAGAATATACTTCGACAGGGCATTGCCGAATTGGGGAGTGGTAGTAAGTCACCTAAGCACTCGCAAGGGCGCAGCCACGTTAGCCACCCAACAATTCCATGCTAATGAGCGTGGAAGTATGTCATCATGTGAATGTGATTTTAGGCGAAGTCGAGAACAAAGGTCTTAGAGGAAATATCAACTTGGTAGGTGGAGCAAAGATAAGTTTCGACTTCAATAGTGTTGGTGGTGAAACCTCTTTCAATTGCAATACAAAGAACAGAACACTTATGATTGGGAGTGGAAGTACAGTAGTCTTTACACGTAAATATATTGATTGTAGCTCTATCCAGTATATTGAAGTGTTTGAACGTACAAAATAATTATAGGAGACAAGAATATGAATATACTAGACTATTATGAGGTTGTCACCTCAAAGATTTTCAAGTTGGAAAGCATGAACGAGGGGCTTGTATTGATAGCACCGGAGCAAGAGGTGGATGGAGTCCGTTCCTTAATGGTGGGATTATATGTTCCTGAGCATGAACGATACAAGATGTATACTTTCCGTTCCTCTATGAATGAAGGTGAACTTGGCGACAAGTATAAGGCGATGGTCGGCTCAATGGATGTGCTTAAACCGGATTGGGACAGAATAAAAAAGAAAAGGCGGAAGAGGATCTAACCTCTTACCGCCTTAAGTACAGAAGAAACATACTTGATGGTTATTTATCTGAATACATCAAGCAAAAGTGTGTTGAAATATCTGAGAATGCAAATTATTTCAAGATTATTTTTAGAAAAGATGAAAATAAATTAGAGTTTTCTTGCATTTCTCGAAGGTTTTTGTTACCTTTGCGGATGCAAATAATAAAACAATGAGCTTATGAAAGTATTATCAATTCGCCAGCCGTATGCTTGGTTAATCGCTATCGGCTGCAAGACCATTGAGAACAGAACATGGAATAGAAAATTCCGTGGTCGTTTCCTTATCCATGCTAGCCAAGCCAAACCCGAAAAACTTGACGGATGGCAGGAGAGCGCAATGAAGAAATATTGCCAAGAGCATGGTATTGTTATTCCGGATTTCAAAGACTTGCCAACTTCAGCCATTATCGGCAGCGTAGAGTTGGATGATATTCAATTTCATGAGGCTTATCCGGATGCGTTTGCTGAAGATTTCCAATATCATTGGTTCTTGAAGAATGCTAAATTGTTCGATGAGCCGATTAGAAACGTCAAAGGCAAATTGTTCCTATGGGATTATGAGTACAATGAAGCCGAAATGTAAAATAACAATACTTTTGTAATAAAAATACAAGTCGTTGAATATTAGTATAAAAGTGCTTGTTGTTCTATGGAGTAGATAAAAGGAAAATGTAAAAATAAAGAAAGCCTCAACCTCTAACGAGATTGGGGCTTTTACAGTTGTCCTAGTGTGTCTCACCATTATCTTTCTCAATCAAAGGTAAGATGCCTTTCTCTTTTAGGAACTCATAGAGAAAGAAACGTCCTTTCTGAGTCCACTTCGTATTGTATTTGATGGTTTGTTTTCCATCATTGTGCGTGATGGTCACTGGCTCGCTATTCACATATCCCTTATCCAAGTATTGGCGGTACAAGACCCATTGGTCAGAAACCTTGTGTTGGATGCCTAGTTCATGCAATAATTTGTTGAATGCTTGCGGACTCATTCCGTAATCCTGCGCCATTGATGTAATCACGCTTGTGCTCTTGTTCTTCATCATTACATCGAAGTAAGTAGTCTTAGGCTTCATCGTTGTAATCTGTGCGCTAAGTCCTACAATTTCTTGCGATGCCTTGGCAAGTTCCTCCTTCTGCTGCTTGTTTTCCAAGGTCAGCACTTGGTTCTTCTCGAACTGGTCAGCCCAAGCTCTTGCTGCTATAGCCGGATTGGTGAAATCGGGCAAAGATGGAACACTCTGTGTTCTTACCTTTTTCTCAACCTCGATGAAGTACTTGCGAATCATCCTACCTTTCTCATTGTTCTCAATCATACACAACTCCTTTGCCATATCCAAAGATAAGGCATACTCGGTAATTGTAGTAGCACCATTTTCTCGTTTAATAACTTTATTAAATGAGCAAAAGTCTTGATTTTCAACGAATCCGTACTTTTCAATACGGTTTCGAATCCAATTAGCAAACTGCTGCTTACTACCCAACTTATGGTGCAGCTCTCTTGCATTGATGGCTTGCTTACCATCACGTTCTTCTACCTTGATGAGTTCAAAGCCTTCGACCTTGATTTCCTCACTCTGATTTACAAATGCTCCCAGCATGGGTGCATCATTCAAATTCTTTTCTAAAAAATCTTTCATATTAAACAATTTAAATATTATAAGTATGGTTTCTTGCAAATAGGAAAGCCCCGTCCACCATGTTGTGAGAGAGGATGGACAGGGCTTGTTTCGCCTACCCACAAATGTAACGGAATGGGCTTGACGAAATATTACTCCACGCTTGGAGCTTATAACCATTTGTTTAATATGTCTTCTTTCTTCGTCAGTCGTGTCCGTTACTTCACAACCATTATTACTTTCGGCTGCAAAGTTAATGCTATTTTCTTTAACTTGCAAACGCTTTAGTGTTTTATTTAAAACGTTAACGTTCGTTTTACTTTGGAGGACTTCTGTCCTCACCAGCACGACCAACTCTTATGGCACGTTGCTGCGCATTACTTCTTGTTTCCATTATTCACGGAATTAATTGTTAAACTTCAAAGATAATGTGCAGTTTATTGTGTGCCTCACCTTATATGTATTATGCTACCATTGATAGCATTTCTTTAGATTGCATCTGAATCCATTGGCAAGCATCCTTGCGGAAAAAGATGTCCGAATCGAACCGTTTGCCATCCACGATAATGTGGCTACCCTTGCACTCGAACTTGTGGTTTCGGGTCAATGGTATCAAAAGGTACGTATTGCCCTCTTTCTTGTCGTACACAAGCGTCAAATCCGTACCGATAACCTGCGATACCACCTTGTGCTCATCTGAGCTTAAAACACCAATCTTGCCATCATGCTCAACATAAAGAGCATTCATCAAATCCTTATTCATATCTCTTAAATGTTTAATGTTCAAAGTCCGGTGCAGTTTAGCGTGTGCCTCACGAAATCTATTACAAGTCACACTCGTATGAGTATTGCTTTTTAAGCTTGTTCAATGCGTTCTCGGTAACGTAGTAGATGTTATCGAAATACTCGCTTTTCTTGATGCTTCGGCTTTCCTTCAGATCTACCTTGTGATTGAATGTCACTTCGTAGCGGTTTGCGATGCTTGTAATTAAGAAATCGACCTCACGCTTGTGTCTGTCCAGATCGGTCTCTTTATACTCACCACGCTTGTTGAATGCGTCCTTGTTCGTCTCTTCGATGGTTGCAACCATGTTGCCTTGCATCACGATAATCTTTGCGCCCATATCTAGTTTCTTTTTAAATCGTTAGAAATCTGTTATGCAACTCTAATCAAGTTGTAGTTCTTGAATTGTCTCCACTCGCCCTTGACCTCATCCCAATACTTGGTGCAGTCCTTGCAAGCGTAACCCTTGCCGTTTGGAGTGTAGTCAATGTGACTCTCCATCAAAGTGCCGAAAGCCTGACGAATCTCACCATTCATCTTCTGAAAGTAAAACTCAACGACCTGCTTCTTCATGCGAGCCTTCAGCTTGATTACCTGCCAAGCTTGCTTCAAGCATTCTGTCCAACTCATGTAAGCACCCTTAAGCTGAAATGCTCTGTGAGCCATATTCATTACTTCTCTCATCATATTCTTAAATGTAGTAGCCATAATCTTTCAATTTTAAACGTTAAACTTAAATTACTTACTTTGCAAGTCCGATGCTCTCACGCAAGAAGCTCTTGGCCTCATCGTTGTTCATATTGAGCTTAGTTGTTATCATATTCAACATTCTATCAACGTCCTTTTGGGTGTTTATCCTGTTGCTTACGAACTCTATCATAACGAACTTCTGAATCAAGTTTCTTCTTATCATTGAAGTAGTCATATTGCTATACCGTTTTACGAGTGCCGACTCGGAGGTGCAACCTCAGCTAATTTAATAATGTTATTGTGACCTTTCTTTCTTAATCACGATGCAAAGGTAACATATTTACGTTACACTGCCAAATATTTTAGAAAGAAAATGTAACGTATTTAGGTTAATTAACAAATATTCATTTGTAACGTACTATTCTTTAAACTACGTTAATACTTTTATGTATATATGCTACATTTCAAAGATTATTCTTATCTTTGCAAGAAAATAACAATGTAACGTATTACGTATTATGAGATTTAAAGATGTTCTTAATAAATATGGTGTAACGCAACAAGACCTAGCAGACCGGATGGGTATGAATAGAGTTTCGGTTTCTCGTTTACTTAGCGAGAAAAACGACTTGCGTATATCAACTATCGAAAAAATAGCAAACGCTATAGGCTGTCCTGTAGCAGAATTGTTTGATAAGCAGAACAAAGAAGATGCTATTAGTGATTTCATCGCCCTAATAAAACAAGGTGGTGAGTTGTATTCCGCATCGTCCATCGCTGAGGCTAGGGTCGTGTTGGATAAGTTGGAAAGTGTTAAGTAACGTGGGGTGTTCCTCACAAGGTTCAATAATTAAATAAATGTGATTATGAAGAAGAAAGTGATAATTGCCATCATCGTAGCTATCGTTGTGATAGGTGGCGGAATTGGTGGCTACGTGTACCATTTCAACCAAGTTAAGGCAGAGAATGCTGCTATTTGCAAGTCTAAGGCTAAAGATATACGTATGTCTTCGATTCGCCTTATATATGGACTAAAATTTATAACAGCTGATTATATTACGAATTGGAATAGCTCAATAGAAAACGAAGTGGCAATAAACATGAGTAATAAAATCGTAAGTTGCGATGATTTTTCTAAGGCAATGTCTTGGAGATGGTCTTTTTATGATAAGGTTGGGTCTTTTCAAAGAGTGGATAGCTGCGCAAACAAAATGGCAAGTGATTTGTCTTTATTGGCAAAAAACGAAGAGTCAGACAAGCAATTAGTAGAAAAATTTGAAAAAGAATTAGAGATAATTGAAAAAATCAAATCTTTAACAAAGAGACCAACCGGAACGCTTTTAGAGTATTCTGAAAACGTATCTTCCTTGTTTAGCAAGCTCTATGAGCTTGATGATGAAATATCAAAGACTGTCTTGATTGAAGAGTTGCATGGAAGCGAACGTGTAAAGTTGACATTATGTGATGTTTGGGGAGAGGGGTTGTTGGACTACCCAAAAGCAAAAACAAAAGTTATAAAAATAACGGCAAAGGATTATGTTTTCATAGACTTAAAGGATAATCTTAATAAATTATCAGATTAGCTATGGAGCTTTACTTTGTTATGATTATAATAAGGTGTAATTTTAAAAATAAGTTTCTAAAAGAAAATAAAGTTTAAAAGAATAAAGAAATACACTAAATAATTTGCGTGTTTCAGAAATTATGCTTACCTTTGCAAACGAAATCAGAAATGGTTTAGCCGTGAAGTGGAAAGCATGGTTACTGAGATAAGAAGAAAATTAAGAGTCTTCGGACTTTTCTATACTTTTAGCCTCGTTCGCACTTTCCACATTAGCGGGCGGGGCTTTTGTTTTGCCCCAAAGGTAAGAGGCATACCTGTAAAACTGCCGTGTTTAATTAATAATTATGTAGAGTAATGAAGACGATTTCATTGAAATTGGTAGGCACTAAGCCTTTGATGGTTCACAATCCAAGAGTAGTTGACCCATTTGACAAGTACAAGAAACTTTTGCAGCCATTGACTAGCAAGCGAACAAAGACAGATGATGATTTGTTGGAGATTTGCCGATTGCAATTCCTTGCATCCTTGTACTATCGCAATGGCGAGTATGTGTTACCACAATCGCACGTAGAGGGTAGTTTTCAAGCTGCTGCCAAAGAACGTAAGCTTGGCAAGAAGTTTGAGCGTTCCTTCGGCCTTTATGGTGATGGTGTATTGCAATTCAAGGACAACGACAAGACACCGGAAGAACTTTTTGAGGTTGGGCGCACAAAGGAGGGTTATTTTGACCCATCAACTTCCTATGTTGACACAAGAGCGTGCGGTATCAAAGGTTCTGTTAAAGTCCCTGCAACAAGAGCGATATTTCCAGAATGGTCAACGGAAGTTACTTGCTGGTTCGATGAGACGCAGCTGAACGAGGAGGAAGTATTACAGGTGGCTGAGATTGCAGGCCTTCGCTATCATGTCGGTACTTACAGAAAGCTTTATGGAGCGTTTAAAGTAGAAAAGAAATAATTTTTATAAAAAGAAAAGGTGTAGTGTGGTTAGGCTTGGTGAGGTGAGGTCTAGTAGGGTGAGGTTTGGTTAGGTAGGGTGAGGTTTGGTAAAGTTTGGTAGAGAAGAACACAATGATGGTCGTAGGCGAGGTTCGATTCCTCGCCATTGTGCAAAACATTGGTACGGTATGGTCTGGTGGGGTAGAGTGCGGTGAAGAGCGGTTCGGTAAGGTCGGGTAAGGTTTAGTAGAGACGAACTCCCTACATGGTGGTTATCTAAGGTTCGATTCCTTAGTAGGGAGCAACATTAAAAGAATGGAAATATGAAAGAAGATACGAAAAATAGTTTTGATGGTTTGGAGGAAGAAATTCTTTCTACATTTAAAGATGGTCAATTGATTTCGCATGAATGGATGAAGTCAAAGTTTGGTATTACTCCTTTACGTTGGGATGATTACAAGGATGTCCAGAAGCTATTCCAAGCCAAGGATAAACAGCAGTTTGATTATATGACCTTGGTAGATAAATTGCGTTGGGATATGCTGAAGCGAAAGAAATGCTATCTTAAAAACATTTATGGTGATGGCTATGTGATTGTCCCAAAGGAAGAACAGGCTGAATATGGATTCACTCAAACGATGAAGGAAATCAAGGAGTCCTTGCGCAAAGGTGCTTTGATAATTGGAAATGTGAGACCTTTGCCAATGTTTGCCGTATCATCCTATAATGATATTAAAAGCCGTTTCAGCACAATAAAAAGCGTGTTGTCTGCGTTAAAGCTATAGAGCCGCAACCTTTTAAGCGTGTGGCTTCAATTGTTATATAGAACTCAGAGTCTTCTGCATGTGAATGTAGAAGACTTTTTGTTAATTGAGGTTAATATAACAAAAAAGTTATCCTTTTATTTGCATATATAACAAAAAAGTTATATCTTTGCATTGTCTTAAGGACAAAAGAGGTCTTTTACTTATTTATTAATTTCTTCTATATATGATGAAGACTAGTCAATTATTGAGAAAGCTGACCCAAGCAGGTTGCTATGTGGTTCGGCATGGTGGTAATCACGACATTTGGTTTAGTCCAACAACAAAACTTAAATGTCCAGTGCCACGGCACGGCAGTCGTGAAGTTTCTCGAAAGACTTACGACAGTATTCTTGAAAGATTGCTTGGGCTTTAAGCCCAGCAATTTTTCGCTTATATAGCAAGAAGTTGATATGAGTTTAAGACCTCTTTTTAAAGTTTAGAATCGGAATTATGGCAACAAAGGTAATTATACAAGTAGAAAAGTGTAAAGAAGAAAAGAATTTTTCTTGCTATATGGTGGATAAATTTCCAGACTTCCATCTAGTCGGATTTGGCAACTCTGCAAAACAAGCGATGGATGATATTTTTGTAGCAAAGGAAGAGATTAAAGAGCTTCTTGAAGAAGAGGGAAAGCAAATGCCTGAATTGGTGTTTGAGTTCCGGTATGATATAGGTTCTTTCTTCGATTATTTTTCATATCTGAATATAAATGGTGTCGCAAAGAAAGCTGGCATTAATGCTTCTCTGATGCGTCAGTATGCAATGGGAATCCATGAGCCTAGCAAAAAACGTAAGCAGCAAATTCTTGATTGCTTACATGGAATTTCAAAAGAATTACAGGCTGTCGTGATTTGACGGTCTTTATATATAGAAGAAAAATAAGTAAACAAGACCGAGCCTTCTGCATGTGAATGTGGAAGGCTTTTTTGTATCTAGACATTATTCTTTGCACTTAAATCTTTTGTGAAATAGCACGCCTTTATTCTTTCGTTATTGCTTTGATTATTAGCTAATTTTGCCAATAAAAATATATTAGGATGGCACAGCTAGAATTTAACATCAAAGCGAATTTCGACCAAATCAAGCAAGCAAAGCAAGAGCTTGAAAGATTGCGTGGTGAGTTGTTGAAAACAACAAAGGCGACAGATAAGACGGTGGTTCAAGACCTTACGGACAAATATGCAGAGCAAAAGCAAAAGGTGACAGAGCTTAGTTCCGCAATGTCTCGCTATGCTTTGGTGATGAGTAGTGATTATGCCAAGAAAATGCAGAATCTTACACGAGAGGTTTATTCTTTCGAGTTACAGGCTGATGCAAGTAAGAGAAAGATAGAAAGACTTTCTTCAGAGATAGCTAAAATGCAGTCTAAACTTCGAAAAGGTGGCTTGGATGTAGGAACTTCAACAATCCTTAATCGTGATATAAGCGAAAATTCCACTATACTCAATGATGAGAAAAGGCGTTATGAGAATCTAACCGGATTAGGTAAGCAGGCAAGAATCGAATTGCAAAACATGCAAGCAGAGTATGTCCGCTATTCGGGTTCTTCGAGCGCAACTACTGATAACGTAAAGGTGATGACTGATGCCTTTGCCGGAATGATTGAGGAAATGAAGAAAGTTCCTACTGTCGGTGAGGGTGCAACATCTTTATTTAATCGTCTCGGTGGTGATGCAAAGCAATTAGCAATGAGCCTCGTAGGTGGCCTGGGGTTTGAACAATTGGCAGAACACATCTTTAATGTTCGTTCACAATTCCAACAGCTTGAAATTTCATTCACTACAATGCTTGGTAGTGAGCAGAGAGCAGGAGCATTGATGAACCAACTTGTTCAAACGGCTGCGAAGACTCCTTTCGACATGAGTTCGATAACAAATGGGGCAAAGCAGTTGTTGGCTTATGGTACGGCTGCAAATGAGGTTAATGATATTCTTGTTCATCTTGGAGATATTTCGGCAGGTCTGAACGTTCCGCTGAACGATTTGGTGTATTTGTATGGTACAACAATGAGCCAAGGCCGCATGTACACGGTGGACTTGCGTCAGTTTATGGGCAGAGGCATCCCGATGGCTGAGGAGCTTGGTAAAATCATGGGCAAGACAACCCAAGAGGTTCAGCAAGCGGTTACAGATGGAAAGGTCGGAGCTGATTTGGTGAAAAAAGCTATCATCAGCATGACCGAAGAGGGCGGCAAGTTTGGTGGACTGATGGAAAAGCAATCCACAACCTTGCAAGGAAAATGGTCTAACATTGGCGATAGCGTTGACCAGATGTTTAACGAACTCGGCAAGAAGTCGCAAGGAATATTTGGCACTGGTTTAGACTTGATTTCGTCTTTGGTTGACAATTGGGAGACGGTCGTTAAAGTTATTGATTCGGCTGCGGTAGCCGTAGGCATATATAAGACAGGTCTGATGGCGGCAGCATCCATCCAAAAAGCTCAAAACAAAGCTACACTTGATAGTATTGCAAGTAATCTTGACGAAAAGATAAAAGCGTACAAAGATGAAGCTGAATTGTATCATTCCTACACCGGAAAAGATACATCCGAATATAAGAGCCAAAGACTTTCGGATTTGAATAAGGCTGTTTCTAATACTGATATGTTGGGTACGGATAAGGCCGAGGAACTTGTGTCTCTTAAAATCAAAGAGGCTCAGACCGATGGAATCATAACCCAACAAATGGCAGAGCAATTGCAACTTAAACGTGATATGCTTGTCACTCAGCAACAATCTGCTGCTAAAGAACAGATGGAGGCTTTGGAACTTTCCAAGGGACTTGATGAGAAAATGGCTCAGTTCAAGGAAATGGAAAATGATTACCGACATCTTAACGGAAAAGATACCAAAGATTATAAGGCAAGCCGTTATAATGAGTTGGGAAATGCTTTGTCCGATACCGAAAATATCGGTGATGATGAAACGGAGAAACGCATATCTAAGCAGATAGAATTAGCGAAATCTGAGGGGTTGATTAGCGAAGAAATGGCTAAACAACTCCAGTTGAAGCGTGACCTCTTGGTTGAGCAGACAAGACTTGCGGAGAAAGAACAACTCCAATGGCAAAATGCGGTAAATGCCAAGGAAGCCGCAGAAGAAGAGTTGCGTGCAAAAAGATTGCAAGAAGCCGACATTGCTGCTGCAAATAAGGCTGCGGAACAAGCAAAGGCTGAGGCTGACCTTAAACAAAAAATAGCCAAGGCAAATGAAACCGCTTATGGTAAGGCTCTTTTGGAAACTAACGCCTTACAGAAGAAAGTAGATTTGCAGCAAGAAAGTTACGACAAAGCGATGGATGAGGCTCGTGAAAAGAGAGTAGTCCTTGCTCAGCTTGATGAGGAAATAAAAAAGCAGCAGCAAATCATAGAACAGAAAGAAAAGGAATTGGTCTATGATAATGGGGCGGTTGATACGACTTCTTTTGGTGGCTATGCGGATTCTTTTTCGGATAATGAAAATAGTTCAATAGTTCAATACGAGGCTGAACAAGCGAAATTGGAAGAGCTGATGCAAAAGCGTCAGCAAGCGGATGAGGAATACGAAAGTTCTAACGCAAAGCGTAAGGCTATCCAACAGGAACTTCAGACTACGACTGAGAAGTTGACAGAAGCCGAAGAGAATGAAACCGAGGTCTATAAAGAGACAGGAGCAGCAGCAGATGAAATTGGGGATATTGTTCAGCAAGGAATAGATATAGAGGATGGTAAGATTAGCATTACGGAGGCGGCAACTACTGCTACACAAACCAATACTACTTCTGAAGCTAGCAATGCAACTGCAAAAAGTACTAATGCAAATGCTACTTCTTCGGAAACTATTGCTAATACGGCAAACTCGACTTCAAAGACAGCTAATACTGCGGCAACTAATGTAAATACAACGTCCGAGAACGTGAATACAGGAGCAAAGGAACGGAATTCCCTTGTTACCTCTATATTATCTGTTGGCACAAAAGGGTTAGCCTTAGCTCAAAATGTGTTAACATGGGCGACTAATGCCGTGACGGTAAGCATGAAGGAATTGTGGGCTGCAATGCTTTCAAATCCTTTAACTACCATCCTTACTTTGGTAACAACCGCTATGTCTGTTTTTGCGATGTTTGGAAGTAGTGAGGAAGACGTTGCTAAGAAGACTCAAGACATGGGTAATAAGGCTGCTGAGGCTAGTAATAAGGTTCGTTCCTTGTTTGCAGTTTTGAATAATGGCAAGGCAGAAGACCATAAGGATGCAATAAATGAATTGAAGTCTGCTTATGAAGAATATGGGATAAAATTGGATGAAACTAAAATGAAGTCTCAAAGCATGAGTGAGCAAGCTGATGAGTTAAAAGCGCATGAAGAAGAACTTATCGGTATTATTGAAAAGCGTTCTCTTGAAATGGAGCGTGCAAATCAATTGCAGGAGGCTTATGATAATTATAATTCTTCAAATGATTCATCTTTCAGCTCATTTAAAGATTCTATAGATGATAAGTTGTCTGATGTAGAAATGGGTACTATTCGAAGTCTCGTAAGTCAGGATGACATAGACAAGTTAGCTGAACTGCGAAAGGAGATGAATGCTTGTGGTGGAGATTTAAAGGTGTACAACGCATTGAATGCTCAATATTCCCAATTACAAGGGGAGTTGAATGTAAAAATAGGAACTTATCTCGAAAATATGCACCATAGCCGTTCTGAGGTGGCTCAGATGATTCCTGATATAAACGACTTTACTGATGGGCTTGTTAGCAACAAAGTTGAGTTGGATGGTACTGTTGATTCTATAAATAATAGCGTCAATGCCGCAGAACGTGCGAGAAAAGCCACATCTAAGTTGACTTATGCGCAAGAGGAACAAGCTTTGAAAAATCAATATGCAAAGAAGAGCTTCAAGGATTTGAATAGTGAAATCCAAGAGACAATAAAGTTGTGCAGTAGAAAGTTGCATCTTGATATTAAGGTTAACTATGATGATAGTGAGCTTCCTGCATGGATTAAGAATATGTCTCAGTCTCAGTTGAAAGCGAGTATGGCTGTGAGAAAGAACTGGCTTGACGGACACAAAAAAGGGGATGTTCTTCAAGTTGGAGGTCAATATAAGACTTACGAACAGGTCGCAAACGAATTGGCTATGATGCAAGCAAGAGGTAACAACATCGAAAGTAAGCCGAAGAAAAGCCAAAAGGAGATAGATAAGGAGAGGAAGACAAGAGAGAAAGCGGCTAGGGATGCTGAAAAGGCTAGGAATGATGCCGAGACAAAGGCTGGTAATAAGCGCAAGGCTGAGGAGGACTATTCCAAGTCTATTTCTTCCTATTCGGAGAAAGCCAGCGATGAGTTGTCTAAGCGAAGAACGGAATTGATTAAGAATGAGACTGAAAAGGAGATTGCTCAAATTAATATGTCTTCAGACAAGGAGAAAAAGGCTATAGAGGATTCGATTGACAAACTCGTTGAGGCTAAGAAGAAGAAAGACCAGATCGTTTGGGTAAATTCGGGCAAGGGTCGTAAAGCCAACATGTGGAAACAGGGTAAGTCCGATGCGGAATACCGCAAAGAGGTATTGGGCACACAAATGGTTGACGACAAGGGTAATCATCTTGGGAAGACCATTGGACAGAACTCTGAAGACCAAATTGCCTTGATTGAGAAACAGAGACAATTAAAGCTGAAGGAAATCCAGCAAGCGGAGATAAAGGACATGTTGGATTTCATGAAGCAGTATGGTAGTTTGGAACAGCAGCGTTATGCTATCTTGAAAGAATATGCCGACAAGATAGACCTTGCTAGAGAGAAAGGTGATACTTTTGGCGCAGCGAGTGCGGAAATGGAGATGAACGACCAGTTGAAGAAGTTGAATTTTTCGGATTTCAAGGATTCTATCAATTGGGATGTTGTCTTTCAGGATATGAACCGATTGAGTATTCCTTATCTTGAAGACCTTCGCAAGAAGATGAAGGAGTTGCTTGGTTCGGGTACGTTGGAAATTGATGACATGAAAACCGTATCTGACCAAATCTACAAGATTGATGATGCGATTTCCGAGCAGAAGGATAGATGGGGATTGGTTAATGATGCAGTCCGTGAACACCGTAGGCTTATTGATGAGGCGAAGGATGCGCAAGACCGATTGGCACAAGCTAGAAAGGGGGAGTTTGATGCCAAGGCTGATAATATGAGCCAAAGGAGAAAAATCCAAGGAGTGTTTGCGGAAAGTGGGGTTAACATAGATACCAGTAATATCACTTCTGCCAATAAGGACAAACTTATGGGTTCTACCAAGAATCTCAGTGTAAGCCAAACGGAGAAGTTACGTAAGCTTTTTGATGATTTGGCGGTTTCAGAGGTTAAGGTCGGAAAGGCTACAAAGGAAGTCGGAAAGGCACAGGAAGAAGCCAAGGTAAAGCAGGATGCTGCAAAGAAGAGCTTGCATGATACTATAGAGGAATGGGCTGAGGGCTTGAGGAAAATCCAAGAGAAGCTGAAAGACCTTCCTGGGTTAGTCGATGCGTTAGGTCTCGGAAACACAGGCTTTGGTAAAGCCGTGAATAACGGAATGGATGCATTGAACAGTGGAACACAAGCCTTTTCTGATTTTGCAAGCGGAAACTACATAGGTGCGGCTATGAATGGAATAAAAACCATTGGCTCGTTGGGCAAGATGTTCGGTATAGGCGGAGGTAATGGTGCAGAAGTTGCGAAGAAAACTGAAGAGCTGACCGAGAGCAATGACAGATTGATGTATTCCATTGATAAGTTAAAAGAGTCTATTGACAAATCTTCCGGTTATACAGCCGTCAGCAACTATAATGCTGCTTACGATGCTCAAAAACAGGTTAACACCCAAACGATGGATATTCTCAAAACACAGATGGGGTATCATGGGGCACACCATTCAAATGCTTATTATTGGAATCTTTCTGCACAAGATTATGCGGCAATCAATAAGACTTTGGCTGAGCAAAGTAAGATAAGGGGTGGTTATACTAATTCTTCGATAAACAAGGTTAATTCCTTGGAGGATATATACAAGCTCACTCCAGAGCAGATGGCTGACATTCGTACACATAATGCGGATGTATGGAAGAATATGACCGACCAAGGCAAGTATGATAAGACGGAATATTGGGAGCAATATACAGAACTGGCGGGCAAACTAGAGGAGTTGACGGAGCAAATCAATGAGAATTTGACTCAAACAACCTTTGATTCGATGAAGAGTGACTTCATAAACAACCTTATGGATATGAGTAAGTCTGCAAAGGATTTTTCTAATGACTTCACTACAATGCTCAACCAGTCGATGCTCAACTTCGCTTTGGGAGACCTTATGAATAAAAAGCTTAAGCCTCTTTATGAGAGCTGGGCAAACAAGATGAAAGAGAATGGAGGAAGGAAGCTCACGCCAACCGAATTGAATAATCTTAAAGAAGAGTATGACAAGATAGTTCAAGAGGGTTTGGCTATTCGTGATAATATTGCTGATATTACGGGTTACAAACAATCTTACGAGCAGTCCGCTTCTTCCGGTTCTTTTGAATCAATGAGCCAAGATACAGGTAATGAGTTGAATGGTCGTTTCACTGCGGTACAAATTGCCACGGAGGGAACGTATGAGGAAACAAAGCTCATAAATACCAAGTTGGATGCTATTGCGGCTCGTGATGGTGGCACAGAAGGTAGCTTGTTGACGATTAGCGTGAATACTATTATGGGTAATGTAGAAAATATTTGGTTAGCCGTTGATGAGGGAAGAACCATTCTTGCCCAAAGCTTGATGTACTTGCAGTCGATTGATGAGAGACAAGAGCGATGGCATAAGCCTATGTTGCAAGCATTCAATGATATACACGAATTGAAAGATAAGATGAGTAGATTGTAAACAAAGAAGAGGAACGTATGATGCGCTCCTCTTTCTTTTTATAGTTTCTTTTCTTCCAGTAATTCGTCAACTCTCGCTTGAAATGCAAGTTCTGTCTCTGAAAGGCTGTAGCCAGAGTAGGAATAGCTTGTCCCGATGATGTGGCCATCAAACCTTCCAGTATTGTCATCCTTTGTGAAAGTGCCTTTGTAGCCCTTGTATTGGAATACTATTTCCTTGTTGTCCTCTTGCTCATCCTTGTCGTAAGACTTAGCTATCTTAATCAGGTAACAGAAGCCGAACATGAATAGGCAAGAGATAAAGGAAGAGATTGAGAATCCAACCATTGCCCATCCTATCGCCTTCGTCTCCTGCTCTCCAAAGAAGCCCATCATCAAGCCGATGGCAAACAATAATATAGTTAACCATAGTGCTACTGTACTAATTAACGAGAGAACACGGAATACCGCTGTACCTCTCAAATTGAAAAAATCATTCATAGCCGTAAAAGTTTTAATTATTAATACTTGCAAGGAATGTTCCTTACGTTACTTAACACTTTCCAACTTGTCCAGCACGTCCCTAGCCTCAGCAATGGACGATGCGGAATACAACTCACCACCTTGTTTTATTAGGGCGATGAAATTATTGGCATGCCTATCCTCTACAAAACGAACAGTTCTGTTTTCATCTAAAAAAGAAGACAAACTGACTCCTAACTTCTCGCTTGCAGCTTTTAGCTCATTGTACTTTAATTTTTTGTCACTAACATAATCCGTATTAAGAGGTGGTCGCAAGATTCTTATAAAGTCATCTTCATAAGCAGCATCGTTGCTCTCATTTAATGCGTATATACCAAACGAATTATATTTGTTAAATGCCTTTTGAACAAGAGGCAAACAATGATATTTACCTTTCATTCCCCAATAATGTTGTTGTACACGTTTTCTTAGATTAGATGACACACCAACATAAAAGGAATACCCAGAACCAAAAACTATTAAATATACACCATAATGCTTTGTACGATTTGGCTCATAAGGCATTAGTAACGTAAATTTACCATTTTGGTAATCAGCTAACTTACGGAAGCCCGATAACATTATATTTATTTCCATAAGAGTCAATGCACTTTTAAATTGATTTCTACATTCATAGGCTTACCACAATGAGGGCAGACTAAAGAAGTGCCCTGCTGGTCGTTTTCGAAGAACGAACAAATACTTATCTGCATAGCATCTGCAAGCCTTTGAAGTGTTTCAACTGTAGGGTTGGCACTATTCACTATTCGAGACATAGAAGACTGTTTTACCTCATGCCCCTCTATCTCCTGCATTTTGGCTCTTAATGATTCCAGAGTCCATCCATTATCTTTTATCGTTTTCTTTATATTCATATATACATTACTTATATGTGTTATTAATTTGGTGCAAAGATACAAAAAGTTATTGAAACAACAAAGAAAATAAGCAAAAATATGATTTTAAAGTGTTTTATTGTGAATATATATGAATTTCAAGCGTTATTTGTTAAGAAACATCAAAATATTGCATAAAAGTGATATTTTATTTTGTTATATCACATAAAAGCGTTATCTTTGCATCGTGATTAAGAAACAAAGGTCACAATAACATTATTAATTTAGCTGAGGTTGCACCTCCGAGTGGCACTCGTAAAACCGTTTAGTTGATTATGGCTAATTCATTTAAGAATATGATGAGAGAAGTGATGAATATGGCACACAGAGCCTTTCAGCTTAAAGGTGCTTATATGAGTTGGGCAGAATGCTTGAAGCAAGCTTGGCAGGTAATAAAGCTGAAGGCTCGCATGAAGAAGCAGGTCGTTGAGTTCTACTTTCAGAAAATGAATGGTGAGATTCGTCAGGCTTTCGGCACTTTGATGGAGAGTCATATTGACTACACTCCAAACGGCAAGGGTTACGCTTGCAAGGACTGCACAAAGTATTGGGATGAAGTCAAGGGCGAGTGGAGACAATTCAAGAACTACAACTTGATTCGAGTTGCATAACAGATTTCTAACGATTTAAAAAGAAACTAGATATGAGCGCAAAGATTATCGTGATGCAAGGCAACATGGTTGCAACCATCGAAGAGACCAACAAGGACGCATTTATTAAGCGTGGTGAGTATAAAGAGACCGAGCTGGACAAACGCAAGCGTGAGGTCGATTTCTTGATTACAAGCATCGCAAACCGCTACGAAGTGACATTCAATCACAAGGTAGAGCTGAAAGAAAGCCGAAGCATCAAGAAAAGCGAGTATTTCGATAACATCTACTACGTTACCGAGAACGCATTGAACAAGCTGAAAAAGCAATACTCATACGAGTGTGACTTGTAATAGATTTCGTGAGGCACACGCTAAACTGCACCGGACTTTGAACATTAAATAATTAAGAGATATGGATAAGAATTTGAAGGATGCTCTTTACGTTGAGCATGATGGCAAGATTGGCGTTTTAAGCTCAGATGAGCACAAGGTGGTATCGCAGATTATCGGTACGGACTTGACGCTTGTGTACGACAAGAAAGAGAGTAATACGTACCTTTTGATACCATTGACCCAAGCCCACAAGTTCGAGTGCAAGGGTAGCCACATCATTGTGGATGGCAAGCGGTTCGATTCGGACATCTTTTTTAGAAAGAATGGTTGCCAATGGATTCAGATGCAATCAAAAGAAATGCTATCAATGGTAGCGTAACAATATATAAGGTGAGGCACACCTGAGCAACTGCATATTATCTTTGATGTTTAACAATTAAATTCCGTGAATAAACTGAAAGAAGAAGTAATGTGCAGCAACGTGCCATAAGAGTTGGTCGTGTTGGTGGAGGCAGAAGTCCTCCATAGTAAAACAAACGTTAATGTTTTAAATAAAACACTAAAGCGTTTGCAAGTTAAAGAGAAAAGTATTAACTTTGCAACCGAAATAACAAGGTTGTGAAGTAGAGCGCACGACTGACTGATATTTGAGATAATTAATAATTTATATTAAACATATTATTTCATTAACTCCAAGCGTGGAGTGTCGTCATTCCGTCCATCGCTCTACAATAGTGGATGAGTGACACAAGCCCTGTCCGTACTCGTGACTTTAGCGGATGGGGCTTTTCGTTTCCACCACAGCCAAATCTAATTATTAACAATTTAAATTTTAGGTAAATGACATTAGGATTTAACAAAACTGATGTAAATGTAGAGGCTTTACCAGTAGTCTCAGAGTTCCTTAATAATGAAAAAGGAGGTGTTGAAGTTGTAGAGATTATCGAGCATGACGGGAAACAAGCCGTGAACGCAAGGGAGCTGCATCAAAAGTTGGGTAGCAAGCGTGATTTCTCTAATTGGATTCAAGACCGTATCAGTAAGTACGGATTCGTTGAAAATCAAGACTTTGAGGTTTTCAACAAATTTGTTGAAAACTCAAAAGGTGGCAGACCAAGCAAGGAGTACGCCTTATCTTTGGATATGGCTAAGGAGCTTTGCATGATTGAGAACAATGAGCAAGGCAGGTTGTTCCGCAAGTACTTTATCGAGGTAGAGAAAGCTGCCAGAGCTAAGTACGAGCAAGAGAAGTTAGATAAAAAGGCTTCCGATTCCTTTGACATCAAGTTGAAGTGGTTGAACTTTCTTCCTGGTTATCTAAATCTCAGCGATGTTTCCAAATTGGCGATGGCTAAGAAAATTGCCGAACCATTAGGATTACCAACACCCGATTACGTGAGCGCACCGAATGGTGCAAAGCATTCCGCAACGGAATTGTTGAAATATCATGGTGTTGGATTGTCTGCCCGAAAGTTCAATGAGTTGGCGGTTAAGGCTGGTTTATTGGAGCTAAAAGAGCGCAAGGGTACGACCAAGGTACACAAGTATTGTGAGATTACCAAGAAAGGATTGGCTTATGGTGAGAACGACATCAACGAGAAGAATATGAATCAAACACAACCACATTGGTATGATTCTAAATTTGGGGAGGTATTAGAAATCATCGGCTACAAGTCATCCAAGCAAGTAGATATGTTTGCAAGCGGTGAGACACACAATTAAACTGTAGTAATATTGATATATAATCGAGTATGAGGGGAATGCGCGATGCACTCTCCTCTTTTTTTATGGTGAAAGTTTTTGTTTTTCACAATATAGATAAGTGTTGTTAAACTGAGTGCTAATTTTTGGTAGAGTGGAATATAATAGCTATCTTTGTGGTCGAATTTCAAAACTTATAAGGACATGAAGATATTAGAACCAAAATATGAAATCCTATCCCAAGGTGAGGGTATGGATGGAGTTTACAAGCAGATAGAGTTATGCGGTCGCACTTGCTATGCGTCAAGTATGAAGATAGACAAAGATAGTGCAAAACCTTTCGTTGAGCGTATGGTAAGCAGCAACCATCTTGCCATGTGTGAGCATGGAACGATTTACCTCCATGTAGCTTACGATAATGACTTCTTTGTTCCGGAGTCTCTACTGGTCAAACACTATCGTGAGAACAAGTATTCCAAGGTGATGCAGATAGGTAACGATTACTATATCACAACCAACTACAGAGTGATAGTTGAAAATAATTGGTTTGAGGATTTGGACTATATCTGCGAGCCTACGGAATGGCATGAGAAACGAATAACCGTCCGCTTTACTACTCAGATTGCGGTAAGTAGAGAAGCTAACAGGCATCGTGTTGATTCCGTAGCGGAACAAAGCACCCGATATTGCAACTATAGTAAAGATAAGTTCGGAGGCGAGATTGCTATCAACAAGCCAAAGTGGGTTAGTGATGATAGTTCAGCTAATCCATCCTCTTATGATGGTGGAACATTTGTAGACCTTGCAAAGAACATCGGTAGTTATGAGCATTGGAGTCCGGTAGAAAAATGGTGGTTTGCCAATAGAGTATGTGAAATGATGTATTTGTCTTTGGTTAAGGATGATGGTTTGAAGCCACAAGATGCGAGAACTATTCTTCCTCTTGATACCAATACGGAGCTGATTCATACCGCATTCGTGAGTGATTGGCTTCATTTCTTCGATTTGCGTTCAAAGGGAACTACCGGAAAGCCTCATCCAGATATTGAGGTCTTGGCAACCCCATTGATGAATGAGTTCAAGGAACGAGGTTTGATTTAATCGCTTATGAAGAAGAAAGCCAAGCAAATAGCCAATGTGATGAGCAATGACTCTTTGGAGGTTGTTGCTCAGATGATTGTTGATGAGGCTAAAGGTGTGCGCTATGAAGTGTATGCTGATGGCTCTAGTAAGAACAACAAGTGTGGTTGCGGTTGGCTTGTGCTTCATAAGGGAGCGATTATCAAAAGTGGGAAATATACATTTATCACAGCCAAAGTGAACGATTCGGTGAGAGCCGAAATAAGGGCGGTCATTCAAGCATTGGGTGATTGCCCTCTTTTGTGTTCTGTTGATGTATATGTGGATTGCCAAGTGGCTATAGAGAGAATTCAGGCTTGCAAGTTAGGAGACTTACAGCCTATATATAATAAGGTAGCGAAAGGCAAGGTGATAAGATACCATTGGGTTAAGGCTCATAGAGGTAATATGTATAACGAAATGGTGGATTCTTTGGCTTTTTCTGCTACAGAAAGTTAATTTCGTGCCTACATATATAATAAGCGTTAAAATACAAAAGAAACACATTAAATAATTTGCACATTTCAATAATTCTTTGTATCTTTGCAATGTAATTAAGAAACAAGGTTACTAATTAAAAAGGTGAGACACACCGTAAAAACTGTGATTCGTTATGAATACTAGATTGAGTAAGAAAGAGACAATGGTTTATGGCAACATCGAAGTGATGGCTGATGTAATTGGTGGTAACAAGTACTTTACATTTGCTGAGTTGTATGATTTCGATTTGGATAATACCAAGGATGAGTTGAAAGAAATTTTAAACTCTTTGACAGAGAAAGGTTACTTGAAGAGTTTTAATGATTTCGATAAAACTTATCGAGTTTTGAAGTAAGAACAACAAAGGGGATATGAAATCCCCTTACAATATAAATTTAGAGCGTGAGACACACGTAAAACTGTATTGAAACAATGAAAAAGGTATTCACAATTGAGAATGCGTTAGCGTTTTTATTTGCTCTTGAAATAGTATCATTAATTTATTTTCTTGGATAGGGCTTATGCAGATTAAGTTTGGTAAGATAAAGTTTACTGCGGCTAAGTCCGAAAAAGGATGCCGCTTTGATGCTTGCTACAAAGGGGAGCATGTGGCTTTTGAGAGTGAAGATATGTCTTTGTATGATGATGTTTTTTCTGATAATAACAGAAGAGCAAAGGCTGCAAAGAGAGTGATTTACGAGAATATTAAGCACAAGTATTATGAGACCCATAGAGATTAGCGATTTCAACGCTGCCGATGAATTTGTCGTTGAGGCAATGATGCAAGATGGCAAATTCAAGGTTATCGGCAAGGTTATTATTGATAATAATCTTCTGAATGATGATGATTTGGAAACTATCTGGGATTATGCCAACTGGGAGACGAACGGCTATGAAAAGATGGTTGTCTCTAACGGAGTGTACAAAGGCTTGAAAGCATTTAGCGATGGGCGTTTGTTCTATGTAATTACTGATGATGAGGTTGGAGTGGTAAATGACAATATCATGGTACGTAAGCATTATGATGTCAACAATGGCTATTATATTAAGTCATCAAGGTTGCACAAGGAACAATCCAGGGACTTATGGTGCTTTGGTAGCCGTGAGACCATAACTAGAGAATATAAGTCAAACCATTTTATATATATGGTAAGTGATGGCAAAAAAGATTAATCATATTAAGCCTTCCTTCATTGAAGGTGGTGAAGTCTGGCATGATATTGATAAGTTCCCGATGCTAGACCACACTATTCTAGTTGAGTTACAGGTAAAAGGCTCAGACGGATTGATTTACCGGACGCAAGATGTATGTGTTGAACGTGCAAATAGATTTGAGCCTACGATGTCTTTTGTCCCTAAGCGTTGGGCGTATGCGATAGACTTAGCTCAATGTAAGAAAGTGGAAGGATAAAATAAAATACAAATTAAGAATAAGCATATGGAAGAATCGAGAGGTGTTTACACATTACCAGTCTTGTATAATGAGCAAAGTGGTACAAACGAAGGTGTATGTGTAAGAAAAGAACTTGGAGTAGTTGTTGCAATCGACAATGAAGATGAGTTTAAGGGTGTTTTTTCAAAGGACGGTGAGGTTGATGTATTCAAGCAGTTACTATCACAAGAAGTGTATCGTTACTATACAGAGCACAACGCATTCCCTACTGGGCCTTTGGTTTCTTACAAGGTGGATGGCGACATCATCTTTGATTACGTTGAAGTAACTATTGGAAAGATGTATGGTGGTTATGTATATATTGTGCATTACAACTTTGCAAGCACGGCATCATAAGAAACAAGTTTGATTATGACATTAATAATAGATAGAATTAAGATTTCGGCTCAGATTAAAGTGTTGGAGGATATTGCTGTTGACTATAAGGGTAAGACAATAGATAACATCATCCAACAGCTAGAAGCAAGATTGAGTGTGCTGAAATAAGTTCAAATTCCAGTAGTTGGAAGATTATGAGTGGTGGACGTTTTGATTATGCTCAGTATAGGATTGCTGACATATATACAAAGATAGAAGATTATATTGATGGTCATCCATTGGATGAGGAAGATGAAAGATGTTTTCTCGAAGACCGATGGTTAGAGGAGGATGAAGACAAGTATGTTAGAAAGCATCATCATACGATGCCTAATAGATATGGCTTATCTAAAGAGACTATCAAGGAATTCAAAAAGGGTATTGAACTTCTGAAGAAAGCTCAGGTTTATGCCCAAAGAATTGATTGGCTTCTTTCCGGTGATGATGGAGAAGATAATTTCCATCTACGTTTGAAAGAGGATTTGGCAAATTTAAAAAGTAAAAAAGGGTAGATTATGAGTTGGAATTATCGTTTAGATACACCTATGATGCAATTAGCTGAAGAGGTGAATAAGAAATATGATACCGATGCTGGTAAGATGCTTCTTTGCACTTATCTCTTTATGGTATCAAGTGAAGAGGTCAAGGACAAGCAAGCTTTCTTTGATTGGGTAGAAGAATTGAGTAAGTCTAGCAAGTGTGATGCGGTAAGGGAGTATGTGGAAATCAAGGACAAAGCCGATTGGCTACATGGTGGATTCCAAAAACCGATTTACCGCCACTACAAGGGCAATTTCTATGAGTACCTTGGTGAGGTTACTGATAGCGAGACTTCTGAAGCTAAGGTTGCGTATCAAGCAGTGTGCGGACAGCATGAAGTTTGGGTGCGACCAAAGGAAATGTTCTTTGGTAATGTTGAGGTAGATGGTAAGTCTGTTCCTAGATTTGAGAAAATAGATTTAAAGGACTTAGAGAAAAAAGCAGAGATTAATGGACAGAGAAAAGATTAAGAGCTTGTTAGGTCAAGCAATCTTGAGAGTTAATGAAGTCGTACCGGATTTCGAAGACTTGGATAAGGTTCTCCCTTTGCTTAGACAGGCGATTGATGAATTAGATAAGTCAGAATCGGGTTCAGTTTAGAAAGGATAAAAAATGGCAAATAGGCAGACGGTAAAACCAAAGGTAGTTCCTTTTGAGATAGCCAAGCTTCTGAAGGAGGTTGGCTACGATGAAAAGATAGCCGAATTTTGGGCTTACGCCAGCCCTTGGACAGCAAAGGGTGGCATTCGTAAGGGTGGTAAATATAGTGAGCATTACGGCAGTTATATTGCTTACTCCAATTCCGAGTGGGAGAAATCCAATATTGAGTTTTCTGCTGCATTAAAGTTGAGTAGTAAGCATCCGGCAATATCCGCTCCAAGCTATGATATGGTGCTTGATTGGCTTTTAGAGCATTTCGGTTACTATATTTGTGTTGCAAACATTTCGAAAGGTAAGTTCTGTTGGCAAACTACATCATGGTGTGTAGAGGAAGGCTTGTGTCATACGGATGGTAAGGAGTATTTAAGCAGATACGATGCGATGGATGCGGCATTCAAGAGTATCTTAAAGGCTCGTATTGAGAATAAAGATAACGAGGAAATCAAAAGACTTTTGGAGGAAATACAAGATGGAAAGACTTTATGATACTTTTGTACACGCAATAATGATGGAGTTAGAAACTCGTTTATGTATTGAACTCGAATGTGTTTATAAGAATATAACAAACAAGATTGTTGAGAAGAAAGGTAAACTCACCAACGAAGACGTAATTGAGTTTCAGAAAAAACTACAAGAAGTGTACGACACGAATGCTGCTATTCGTGAAAAGGTTACTGGTATTAAAGATTTCAAGAATTGCATCTTAACTAAAGAAGCATGTGAAGAGCTAATAAAGCGACTTAGCATGATTAATATAAAAGAAAATGAACAAGCAAAGAATGATAGAGTGGATAGCCACTTGTGATACAGGTGGCTCTTCAATGACTATGTGGAGTGCATTGATGGGGGTAAAACGAAAGAAAGATTTGAATATTCCCAAAGACAATAGTGACTTCCGTAGATGCTATGACATGGTAGAATACGGACACGTAACCTTGGATGAACTACAAGCTGTGAAGGAGCAGTATCCTTGGTTTGCTCCTGTTGTTGACAATTGGAAGGAATTGTCTCTTCTGTTTGAAGAAGAGCTGGACAAACGCTTGTATATGCGTATTCGTCAGCTTTGCGAAGAGTCAGATGCTATCCGGTATGAGAAAAAGGGAGAACTTTATTATGAGAGGAAATTTTGGTATAATATAACATAATAATCAAATTAAGAATGAAGAAAATTATCTTAATGTTTTGTTTTGCGATACTCGGCATGAGTGCGCTTACAAGTTGTCATTCGGTTTCTCCCGATGCAGACGAAGAAGCCGTAATCGTAAAGAAGCCTTGGTTTATTGGGCATGGAGGTGTTGAACAGCAAGCAGTGCAGACTGGTCTCACTTGGTGTTGGTGGTCAACGAGTGGTTATTACTTCAAGATTGTTCCAGTCCGTCATGAGATTACCTTAGATGATTTGTTTAGTGACGATAACACGCCACTTGACTTCCATACTGTAATCATTACTCAGATTGAGCAAGGCAAGTCCCCAATTCTTTTGCAGAATTATGGAGAGAAATGGTTTGATACTAATCTCAACAATTATTTCTGCAATCTGGTTCGAGACCATATTTCTCAGCATTCCCCATTTGACTTGATGTCGAATCGGCAAGTGCTTAATCAGATTGACACCAAGATACGCAAGCAGATGCAGGACTATGTGAACGCTCTATCAAAGAAAAAGCAGATGCCTATCATCATAAAGGAGGTTATCATCGGTAAAGCTACACCAAACAAGGAACAGCTTGATGAAATGAACCGCACGGCAAAGGTTGTGCAAGCCAAGCAGACACAAGAACGTGAATATGAAGTGCAGATAGCAAGAGAAAAGGCTGAGCGACAAAAGGCAAAGGCAGATAAGGCATATATGGAAGAAATGAACCTTTCCGCTGGTCAGTTTATCAACCTTAAGTGGATTGAGACAGTAGCAAATAAGCAAGGAGCAAATATTGATGTTATGGTTGGCCCTGCGGAAAGCATGTGGAATATAAGACGCAATTAATTAATTTTTAAATCAAGTAAACAGAAATGAATAAAGACAAATTAAAGGTCAGTTTTGAGATTGACCGTTACAAGGTGATTGGTATGCTCTCACGAAATTGTGAGAGTGCTGAAGAATACAACGAGATTGTGGGTATTCTTGAAGGCAAGAATGAGTTTGTGCGTGATGCGAATGGTTACGAGGAACTTGCAAGCCGCATTTGCAATTATGCTTTGGATTCTATCTTGGTAGAGAATCCAGACTTGGCTCTTCGTAAGCGTTTGGATAAGGAACAGAAAGGCGAGGATGTTCCTGATGGAAATTCCAATGTCATCGAAATCAAAGGTGATGACGCAAAGAAACTTGTAGAAACCCTCTGTGGTATTCTTCGCAAGGATAAATGATGCAAAAAACATCAAAAGAGTTTAAATAAACACTAATTTATTTGCAAGGGTAAAATTAAATGCTTATCTTTGCATCGTGTTTGAAACAGATGGCCTTCTGAGAGGTTGCTTCTACCATAAGTCAAGACTTAGGAGTTTACGGCATGGTTTTCCAGGTTACACCCAGCCCAGCCAGACTATAACAAGGCAACTCTAATTAGGGTGAGAATCCCTAGGCGCTGCATTAGACAAGTGGTTAAGTCGCCAGTTTTTCACGCTGGTATTCAAAGGTTCGAATCCTTTATGCAGTACAAATTTGCCCTATGGTGTAATGGCAACACTACAGGTTTTGGTTCTGTCATTAGTGGTTCGAATCCGCTTGGGGCAACAAAGTAATGTTAGGAATGTGTTCCATAAATGGTGCGATATTCAAGCGGTTAAAGAAGATTGACTGTAAATCAATTCCCATAGAGGGTTCGGTGAGTTCGAATCTCCCTCGCACCACGAGTAACTTTGTCAGATTACGGGGAATGTAGCTCAGAAGTAGAGCACTTGGTTTGTAACCAAGGGGGCATTGGTGCAACTCCAATCATTCCTTTACGCTTTCGTAGCTCAGTGGCAGAGCATAGGATTTTTAATCCTAGGGTCGAAGGTTCGAATCCTTCCGTTGGCACAATGATACACAAGAAGAGAGCCGTGATGTTTGTTCTGTTGGAATCTCGGACATCTGTCAACGGATAACGTATGAAGCAGATGGGGCGAATAAAGTTGTGAATAAGCTTATGAACTAGGGAAGCAAGCGGAATGGCCTCTTTTTTGTGCTTCATTTGATGGTTTAACGAAAAATTGAAGAATATGAAAAGTCCGTTAAGAATGGCAGTCGCTTTAGAAAAGAACAACAAGGTATATCCAAAAGATGTACGGAAGTTCTTGATGGGATTGTACGCCACGCTGCATTTGACAGATAACGCAACGGCTAAAGATATGGAAAAGCTGGTATATTATGCTTTTCGGAATGGTTACCTGTTAGGTATTAAGTCTGAAGGAGGTGATGACCAAAAAGCGTATGACCGACTGCCGGATTTGGGAGTAGAAGAAGATATTGGTGATGATTCAAGAAGATAGTTGATAAAATTTGGTAATTAGTTAGTAAAGTTTTTTAGGCTTTGGTGTGTGAACATCGAAGCCTTTTTATATATAATAAGGTAAAATAAAAGCTGAAATGTTAACAAGACCCATATATCAGTTACAAAAGGTTAAAATACAAAAGAAAAACATTAAATAACTTGCATATTTCGAATATTCTTAGTATCTTTGCATCGTCAATCAAGATAAGTTGGTTGATTTGCCGAGTGACAAGTTTCACTCAATAAGGTGAGAGCGACACCAAGGGGTAAGACCCGAAACAACTAGCACAATTAATTATGTCTAAGCAGACTGGTTTTTCATTCGCAAGTTCAAAGAAGTCATTAATTGAGACTATTGACGAAATCAAGAAGTCTAAGATGCCTCGCAACGAAAAGATTGTTGCATTGAAGGCTTGCGGTCTTCGTGAGAAAGAAATCTCTGATATGTTGAAGGTTTGTGTACCAAGCGGTTCGACTTCAACAAGATTCGTTTATACATTCGGTGTTGAGATTGAATGTGTTCATGCCGAGCGCAATGCCTTGATAGAGGCGGGTCGTCAGAATGGTGTTGATATTCATTCTGAGGGCTATAACCACACCGATAACAAGAGTTATTTCAAGATTGTTAGTGATGCTTCAGTTGGGGGTGATGTTGACCCTAACGAGGTTGTTAGTCCGGTATTGAATGGCAATACAAATGGTATGGAAACTTTGAAGAAGGCTATCAAGTCTTTGGATGCCGTAGGTGCAAGAGTAAATTCTACTTGTGGTCTTCACGTTCATATTGGTGCAGCTAAGTTGACAGGCGAGCAGTATGTTAACGTCTTCAAGAATTATCAGAAGCTTGAAAGATTGATTGATAGTTTTATGGCTCCTTCAAGAAGAGGTAATTGCCGTTGGGCAGCCAGCTTGCTTGACAAGGATTTCTCTAATTGCCACGACAATTACGATATAAGACGTAGTGTTTTTTATGGAGACAGATATTACAAGGTAAATGCTGAGAGCTATACACGTCACAAGACTATAGAGTTTCGCCAGCATCAAGGTTCAACTAATTACAAGAAGATTGAAATGTGGGTTAAGTTCTGCGCAAAGCTTGTCGGTTGGTCTCGTAACAATGTCTTCACTAGTGAGGTTATGAACATCGAAGATATACCTTTCTTGAATAAAGAAGAGAAGGCTTTCTTCCAGAGCCGTAAGGATGCATTTGCAGCCAATAACGATTAATTGATGCAGTCCTAGGGTTAAATCCCTAGGGCACAAATAAATCAAAGTATTATTAAGAAAAAGAAAGGGTAAAGATATGTGTGTTATTATTGTATGTCCGAAAGGTGTTGCTTTGCCATCCGTAGATGAGCTGAAGGCAGCGTATATGAGAAATCCCGATGGTTGCGGATTTGTGAGTGAGTCTGACCATTATAAGAGCTTGCATTTCTCTACATTTATACGTAGATTGATGAAGCGAGATATAAATGAGAATGTAATCATACATTTTAGATTTGCTACTCATGGTTCTGTCTGTGTCAAGAATTGCCATCCGTTCTACAAGGCTGGTTATTGGTTCGCCCATAATGGAGTGCTCCCGATCTGCTCCGAGCATGATAAAACGGATAGTCAGATTTGCTTTGAACGTTTCATTTATCCTACTATCAAGAAATATGGTTGGGGGTCTGATGAACATATGAAAGAAATGAATAAATGGACAGCTCATGGTTCTAAGTTTGCAATGTTGCATAATGGTGAGATTTTGAAGTCCGGTAAATTCATAGAGCGTGATGGACGGTTCTATTCTAATTTGAATCATTTGGGTTATATGAGAAATGTCATAAACTTTTAGATATTTTTTTAATGTTTAGGTTCTTTTTAATTCGACAAGCGTCAGATGTCCGTGAGGATATTTGGCGTTTTTTTGTTATATAAGGTGTTTTATTTTGTGTTGCAATTAATTATTCATATTTGTGATAAAATAGCCTTAAATCGCTTATAAACACCCCTATTACTCACTTTTAAGCAAAAGTGAGATACTTGCAAACGGTTTAATGTGTTTATTGTTCTTTTCGTATTATCTTTGCACTAGTTTTAACAAATATATCGAAAGAATGAAAGATAAAATTTTCCAGTTACTAAAACAAGAGTATAAGTCTCTTGGGTTAGGTGATGAAGTTCTTCAGGCACATGCCGAAATGCTTGATAAGATGGGGCTTGTTACTGATGACAACATCGAGACAGTGGTTGCTAGTCAAAAGAGTTTTTTGGAGTCCTTGCAAAAGGACAATGACCGCAGAGTTACCGATGCCAAGAAAAAGTTCGAGGAGGCACAGAAGGCTAAAGAAGATGCTGAACGCAAGGCTGCTGAAGAAGAAGCTAAGAAGAAAGCTGACGAAGAAGCCAAGAAAGCCGCTGAAGAAGCCGAAAAGAAACGTTTGGAGGAATTGGCAAAGAAAAACGAAATGCCGGAGTATCTCAAAAAGTACTTTGAAGAGCAAGCAGCAGAGAAGAAAGCTTCTGAGGAAGCAAGATCCAAGGAACGTGAAGAGTTCAAAAAACTCGTTGAGACCTTGACACGGAAAAATACAGACCAAGCCAAGACTTACAACGAACAGATGGAGGAGCAAAGCAAGACCATTAAGGAATTGCAAGAAACTATCCAAAAGCAAACTGAGGAGGCTAAGGCTAAGGAAGAGGCTGCTGCAAAGGCAAAGGCAAAGGCAGACCACGATGCGAAGATTTTATCAAAGGCTAAGGAGTTGGGCATTCCCGAAAGTCGTATCAACGAGGGTTTCACTCTGAGCGATGATGCTACAGATGAAACTATCGAAACATACCTCTCAAAGGTAGCGAACAACTACAAGGCGTTGCTACAACCACAATTCGGGGGCAGCTATCGTGCAAGCGAAGGTGAGCCAACAAAGGAGGAAGTTGACAATGTAGCCGCATCATTAGTTCAGTCACTTTAAAAATTGAAAAACATGAATCAGGAATTGAAGACTACGAAAAAGCAAATTGTCTTTGGTGAGGATTCCGTCATTATCCAGAAATGGGAAGGCGACATCAAGGGCGGTCGTGCTTTGGATTGGACAGGCGTAAACGATGAAGTTCTTTACGCAGGTCGTGTTATCGTGACAGATGGTAAGGGAACTTACAAGCCATTGCCTATCGAAACAGGCAATTATAAGACTTTGGGTACAGCCAGTGACCCATTGGAGCATTACAAGTATGCAGGAGTTCTCTATCGTTCCATTCTGAATGGTGAGCCAGCGGCAATTATGACTGCTGGACAAGTAAACAAGGTAGCAGCTAAGGCTGCGAATGGTGCAGACTATCCGGATGCGTTCCTTACAGCTATGCCAAAGATTGCTTTGGTTAGCGATGAGGATGCAAACAAGTTCGATGAGTCTGACGCAACTATGGATAAAGACTAAAAGAAGGAGGATAACAGATGGAAAAATCACTTTATTTTCAGTTGGTCAATAAATACTTCCCACAGCTTGTTGCAAGTGTAGTAGAGAAGTTGAACGGCAAGAACCAGACCACATTGACCTATATGTACCGAGACCACTTGACTAACACCTATAGTCAGGACGGACGTTGGGCATCAATTACTGCGGAATACACACGAGTTGCCGCTGATGTTGTATCAATGGATGCGGAACTTCCATTGAAGAGCCGTGACAAGGTTTCAACTGCTGAGGGTCAAATCCCAAAGGTTGGTATGAAGCTTTACATGACAGAGAAGCAGCTTAAGGATTTGGATAACATGATTGCGCAACGTTTGCCTCAACCACAGATTTTGCGTAACTTGTTTGCAGACCTTCCTCGTTGTATTCAGGCGGTTTACGAGCGTATTGAAGATATGTTCCTCAGTGAGCTGTCAACAGGTGTAGCTTTGGCAACTCGTTCCGGTGGTACTGGTGTCCGAGTTGATGTAGGTTTTGCCGAGAAAAATAAGTTTGGTCACGGTGCTAAGGCTTGGGATGCAGAGGACGCAACCCCACTTGATGATATTCAATTGGTTTACGACAAGGCGATGGAAGACCAAAACACCATCACTACTTGTTACCTTGATGATTACACAATCAAATTGCTTGGCAAGAACAAGCAGGTTCGTGCTCAGTTTGCCTTCAATCAAGGCATTGCAATTAATAGTAATAGCAATATTCCTATTTTGAGCTTTGAGCAGATTGCGTCTATCTTTAGAAATAAGTGGCAGACCAACTTGGTACGTGTAGCCCGTACAATCAAGACCGAGCTTAATGGCAAGAAGGGAACACACAATCCTTGGGCTAAGGGTCACATGACCTTTACATGCTATGATAACCTTGGTGATTTGTTCTGGACTAACGTAGCCGAAGCTACAAGACCAGTTGCAGGTGTTACTTATCAGTCAGCCGATGAGTATATCTTGGCTAGCCGTTATTCTACTAACGACCCACTCCGTGAGTTCACTAGCTCACAAGCAATGGTTGTTCCTATCTTGAATAACGTTGATGCCATCTACTCTTTGGACTCAACACAAGCGGTAGGTTAGGCTTATGAGAGGTGAGGTAATTAGTCCGTTCCGTGATAAGTTCCATTTTAACACCATCTATGAAGTTGGTGCAATCTTGGACTTTGACGAAGAACGTATGAACTCCCTTATCGAACGTAAGCTTTGCAAGATGTTGGAGGTGCAGGATGATAATCATTCTGCATCTCCAGAAGACGATAAGGAAATTAAAGATACTCCTAAAAAGGAAGTCTTGAATGATGGGAAGGTAAATCCTGTAAAGGAAGAAGAAAAGAAATCAGAAGAGACACCCAAGAAGGAAGTCTTGAAGGAGAAGAAGGAGAGTAAGCCTAAAAAGGAGAAAACCAGCAAAAAGGATGCTGCCGAGTCAACCGAAGAGACTTCTGAAAAGGAGAATGTAGAAAAGGAACTTGACGAAAAAGCAAAGAGCGAGCAGGAGGCTGCAAAGAAAATCGCTGAGGCTATGAGTCAGGCTCAGAAATAATGATGTCACATGAAGATAAGAGAATACATTTCGCAGAAGTTGCGTGCTTGGAACATTACCGATGCCCAATTGGAAGATATTTCGTCAGGTATAGACCTTGACGAAGAATATACGTCTGATAATTCGCAGGTTGTAGGCAAGGCGATGATTTCCGTAATCGAGGAACTTATGCTTGCTCCATATATGAGCAATGTGAATGAAAATGGATTCTCTGTCTCTTGGGACTACTCTAGGATAGGACAATACTATATGTGGCTTTGCCGTAAGTATGGTGTTGCTCCGGATGATGAAGTGGTGGCAGCTTTAGGGCTTTCCACTATCACGGATAAGTCTGATATTTGGTAAATGTCTAGGTTATGTTATATTCCCCTCATATATTAAAGAAGAAGTTCGTGAATAAGGTTGTCAACAAGTACAACGAGGTCATTAGCTCTTCTGAGGAATGGAAAGAAATGGGGCGTTGTCGATGCGATGACAACTCTACCGAGCATTTCACTACCGATAATGGTAGCATATATACACCGAAATATCACATTGTTTGTGACAAGTGCCAGATTTCCGAAGGTGATGAAGTCAAGGTTTATTCCAATGATGGAAGCTACCGAGGAGGTGGAAAGGTCTATAATGCCCCTAAGTGCAATTATCTTGGTTATATGAGTATCTATGTCTGATGTTATAAAGGATGAGATAGACGCTTTCTTTGCGCAGGGAGAAAGGGAAGTTGATGAGTTTCTTGACAGGTTAGGTAAAACAGCCGTTGAGCTTGATAAGACTAACGGAAACTACCGAAACCGCACAGGTAATCTCAGAAGGTCTAACTATAGTAAAGTACATGACCACACCTTAACCCTTGGCAACAAAGCGGAATATGCGTCTGATGTTTCCTCTAGGGGATATGATGTTATAGATTCGGGTATTCAGTATATCAAGAAAGAAATCGAAGATATGCGATGATAACAGAAATAGATGCTGGTCATGTAATCTATGACGACTTGGAACTTATGGGAATGGAACGAAGACTGAAAGGACATCTGAAAAAGGGTGGACTTGAAGGGGAAAGACCTATGGTCGGTGAGAAGATTCCTGATGAAGGCATGATAGTAATCATTCCTAAGCGCATGAGTGCAGACAAGACATATTTCAACGATTGTACTATAGAGGTAAACATATTGCTCAAAGATATAGAGGGCGAGGCTAATCCTCAATTGAACGAGCTTTTAAAGAAGGCTATTGAAACCCTGTCTGACAATGAAGTCGGAAAAGCAGAGGATGTATGGTATCGTTATTCTATCCGCTCCCACGGCATAGAGCAAGAAAGTAAGTTGAGTTGTCATTACGCAAACATTACTATTGATTTTGAAACATTAAACGTAAGATAAGATGAAACCATTTATTGGAATCAAGAGAATTTGGTATGGTGCTCCTCTTACCGAGGCAAATACACCAGCTAAGTTGGCAGCATGGTTAAAAACCGCAACAGAGGTCTTGAACAGCCATGAGGGAACATGGGGATATTCTCAGGATGACCCTAGTGTTACCGAGTACAAGAACGAGCTGAACGGACAGGTTTACTATCGTGACAAGACCGATGAGGGTGCTAAGACAATTACATTCTCTATTGGTGTCTTCTCATGGAAGAACAAGGTTGACCTTCAAGGTGGTAAGATGTACGATTCAACCGGAGTAGCGACCACAACGGAGTCAGACGCAGTAGGTTGGTCTTCTAGCCAAGATTTGGCAAATATCAACAAGTGTATTGTTGCTCAGACCAAGACCGGAAACTATATTGTCTTCTCAAATGCAGCTATCGTAGCCAAGGGTGACCAGCAGGACAAGAATATCACTTTGGGTATTTCTGCCGTTGCTATGGAAAGCGAGACCGATGGTGTTGCTGGCGAGTACCAATGGGAAGGCTCTGCGGTAGTAGAACAGGGATAAGACATAGGCAATAAATGATCGAGGGGGATGGTGTTAATGCCGTTCCCCTTTTTTAATATTAAGAACCATGAGTAAGGCAAGTAAATTAGTTGCGGATGCAATTCTTGGAGAGGATACCGTAACGATAATCGTGAATGGAAAGGCTTATTATATTTCACCACCTACAATTATAAAATTGGTCAAGGCGGCTAAATACCTTGATAGTTTTGAGGAGGGCAAGACCTTAGCGGAAGTCTTAGGTATGCTTAAGAATTTGGATGATACTTGCAAGGCGTTGTCTGTATTCATACAAGGCGATGAATCCATTAGTGATGAATTGTCTAAAGGAACGCTTGAAGAGATTGTCTACGGCTTACAAACGGCTTATTCCTTAATCTCTATAAAGGATTTTCAGACGCTATCAATTTTGGCGAAGAGTGCGGCAAGGATGATAGCAAAACCACGACCATAGGTAACGATACACTCTTAGGTCAGATTGCATCTTTTATGGATAGTCTGCATTTATCGTACCAAGAAGTCGTAAAAGAAATACCTTATAGGAACTTATTGTTGATGGCAAAAGACAAGCAAAGAGTAGCATATGGTGATGTAATGTATGAGGTAACGGAAGAAGAGTTTGGAATGAACTTCAAAAAAGGATAAGTTTAAAATAATGCAAATAAAGTATTAAAAGCACTAAAACGTTTGCAAGTTAGAGAAATATTATTTATCTTTGCAAGCGCAGAACAAAAAAGGATAAAATGGCGATTTAAGAAATTGATAAGATATTAGAGACACGAAACCCGATGGACTATACCGAAAGGCAGTCCGAGTCACAATTCCTTTGACTTTGCAATCGGTAGTTTCGTGTTTTTGTTTTTAAATAAGATGCAAGACGTAAGGTTAATATTCGAGATACTGGTTTCCATGTTGCTTTGCGTTTGTCTTATATTGCTTGCTGTAAGTAGATATAGGCAAAAGAAAAAGCGTGAAGAACCGAAGCGAAAGGAAATGGATTTGATAGACTTCTTTTCTTTGGGAGGAGTTGCCTATTATTGGAACAAAGGTGGTAAGCAGCAGAAATGCTACACATATGAAGAATTTCTGAAAATCAAGGCTGACTACGTGGAGCTTTGGTTGAATCAGAATAGATATATTTTTAACTCTCAATTAGATTGTGATGATATATAAAGTATTTGTTTTGTTGCCGACAATAGTTGTATCAGATGGTATTGTAGGTATAGCTTGGCTAGGAAAGGTATTTAGCTGGAGATATGGAAAGAACAAGAAAAAGAGCAAGAATGTGTCCTTAATGATAGGTTATAACACAGGAATGTCTCTTAAGTCGAAAATAGACGATAACGCTGCGGATGATTATTTAAGACGCATTGCCGAAGAAAACAGAATCTAAATTCAAGGGCTAGAGTCCCTTTTTACAACCATATTACTTGTGGTTATTTTTATACATCGGTTTTTATTAACGATAGTTTTTTATGGTAGATAAATGTATAAAAACGAGCACAAGTTCCCTTATAGATGGACTAAAAAAGATGCTAACTTCACAAAGGACAAAGGTAAGGTTATGTCTTGCTTTTGTTGTGGAGGTGGAAGTTCCTTTGGCTACAAACTAGCTGGCTATGATGTTGTAGCCTGTAACGAGATAGACCCAAAGGTTATGAAGATGTACTTGAAGAATCACGATGTCAAGTACGCTTTCAATTGTGATATTCGTGAGTTGATTGTCAATATCAATATGGGGGGGCGTATTATGAAAGAAGAGCTTCATAATTTGGATATACTGGATGCTAGTTTTCCTTGTTCGGTATTCAGTATTGCAGGTGACCGCCAAAAGGCTTGGGGAAAGGAAAAAGTATTCCGAGAAGGTCAGAAGGCGCAAAGGCTTGACGATTTGGCTTTCTACTCAATCGACCTCGCTAAAGAACTAAAGCCAAAGGTAGTAGTTTTTGAGAATGTTCAAGGTTTATTGCAAGGTGAAGCCATCGAGTACGTAAAGGAGATTTATAGACAGATGGATGATGCCGGATATATCTTGCAGCATTGGCTTCTCAATGCACGTAACATGGGTGTTCCTCAAAACAGACCTAGGGTATTCTTTATTGGGTTACGTAAAGACCTTTGCGAGCCGTTTATGGTTCAAAAGGATTTGTTCGAGCGAGTGCCTAAGATTGATATGGACTTTAATGAGAAAGAAATTGTCTTGGATGAGTTTTCTGACTATAGTGGAAGACAGATTCCTAAAGGAGTGATGAAGTATTGGGTGCATAGAAATGAGAAAGATAATTCTATCGGTGATATTGTCAAGCGGATGGATAATCGTCTTTCTATGTTCAATAATATGTTTCTTAAAAAGAATAAGGTATGCAATACTATATCAGCAATGGAAGATAGGCTTGTGTATTTTGATAATCCAAGCTATATTTCAGCGCATGATACGATTTTAGCATCAACATTTCCTGAAGATTATGACTTTAATGGCATGAAGCCTTGGTTTGCTTGCGGAATGTGCGTTCCTCCGGTTATGATGGCGAATGTAGCTGCGAGAATCTGGGATTGTTGGTTGTCAAAGATTAAAAAGGAGGAATGCGCATGATAACAGCAAGTATGACTTCGGGTGAGATGCGTAGAGTACGAAACTTAGATGAAGCTAGAATCTATGAGTTTCAGATGCGAAAAGCTAATGAGCTTAAACGTGAAATGAGAAAGCAGAACGTAAGACAAATAACAAAGACCTTTGAGTTTGCTACACCGAATGCCGATTATTTTATCGTTGTAGGTGTAAAACATGGCGATGTATTTGCTTCCGGTGTGTTCATTTATCTGAAGGAAACTAACGAGTATATTCCTATGAGCAGAAATGAGGGGTATAGCGAGGATTGTTTTGCTATGAGCGTTCATTTTCTGAAGAGATATGCAGAAAGGTATTTGAAAAAGGATTTGCCGATAGCAAAGATATTACAAAAGATATATACATCGTTTACAGGTGCGGTTCAGCTTTATAGTGACGACAAGACAAAAAGGGTGGTGTTTGCTATTCCGGAAGGGCTTATACTCACAGAATACGAGCAAGAAAAGCGTATCATCCACTACAAAACCTTTGTAAGCATGGATATGCTAAAGAAGACACAGATGCAAAGTTACGAGAAGATTAGTGCATTTCTAATGGAATCATGTCAGCAAATAGCTATGGCAAGAGAAGCAGGAAATGACGAAAAGCTGGGCGTTGTGTACAGAAGGTTTTATGATGATATTGATTTACTAGACACTAAGGAGGCGCAAGCCATATATTCAGGTTTCTTTGAAAAAGGAGGTAACAATGAAAGATAAATGTATAACAAGGTTTCTTGGTGATATTAAGCCTATAAAGAATTACGAAAGGTATTATGTTAGCAAGCTGGGACATGTCTTTACTATTGGGAGAACGTCTCAATTAAAGGAAATCGCACCTTGCAAGACACCAAAAGGTTATTTGAAGGTATGGCTTTACAAAAACGGAAAGCGAAAGATGTTCTATGTTCATCGTTTGGTAGCGCAGGCATTCTTGGAGAATCCAGATGCATTACCAATGGTGAATCATAAGGATTTCGACAAGACGAATAATAACGTAGATAACTTGGAGTATTGTACCGCAAGATACAATGTGATTTATTCTGCTATAGCAAAGAAAACCTCTTCCGAATACTTGGGTGTGACTTGGAATAAGAGTGTAAGAAAATGGCAAGCTCAGTACCAGGTAGGTAAGAAGAAAACTTATATCGGATGCTTTGGTACGCAAGAAGAGGCTCACGAAGCTTATGTTAACGCTACAAAAGAGATTTGACATGCTTAAATTTGATAGAATATACAATTCCGACTGTATAGAAGGAATGAAACAAATAGAGAGCGGGAAAGTAGATTTAATTGTTACTGACCCACCATATTGTATCTCCTATAAGACCGGATGGAGAGCAGACGACCATCGTTTCTCTAAGGAAATACTCAATGACGATAATGAGCAATTGATTATTGATTATATGAGCGAATGCTACCGAATTTTGAAGGATGATAGTGCTGCTTATATCTTCTGTAGTGCCAAGACCTTGGACTTTTTTATGCAACAAGCGAGGCACGCAGGGTTTACCATTAAGAATGTGCTCATTTGGCGAAAGAACAACCATACGGCTGGAGATTTAGAGGCGCAATATGGTCAATGTTACGAGCCAATCTTGTATTTGAATAAAGGCAGACGAACCATAAATGGCAAGCGTTTGGAGGACGTATGGGACTTTGATAGAGTTCCATCAGATAAATTGGTACATCAGAACGAGAAGCCAATCCCCTTGCTTATGCAATGCATTTTGAAATCATCGGACGAAGGCGACTTGGTGTTTGATGGTTTTATTGGTTCAGCAAGTACAGCTTTGGCGTGTTTGAGAACGAACAGGAAGTTCATCGGTTTTGAATTGGATGTTGATTATTTCAAGGTGGCGCAAAGAAGAATTAAGGAAGAAATGTTTAATCAAAAAGATATGTTTGGATATGATGGAACTGAATAATATATACCAAGGAGATTGTCGAAAGCTTTTGAAACTGATTGATAGCGATAGCATAGACCTCGTATGTTCCGATGTGGCTTATCCGGTTCAGTCTAGGGGTGGCTCAGGGAGTATGGGAGGATATTGGACGGAATCTCAAACAAGAAAGGGCAAGATATTCAAGAATAACGATATTGATATTTCGGACTACATCAATGATTTGTACCGGATATTAAAGGACAGGTCGCATTGCTATCTGATGTGTAATGATTATAATTTAATGCACTTTCTTGATGTGGTCGGAAAAAGTGAGTTCCATTTTACCAAATGCTTAATATGGGATAAGTGCGCAAAAATATGTGGCCGCTATTATATGGCACAGAAAGAGTATATCATCATGCTACGCAAAGGTGGTGATAGACCGATAAATGAATGTGGTACATCTGATATTCTGAGTGTTCCTATTCCAACGAACAAGCGCAAGGATAAGGATGGTTTGATTAATCAGACTGAAAAACCAGTAAAGTTGATGGAGATACTAATCAGAAACTCGACAAATGTTGATGATGTTGTTCTAGACCCATTCATGGGGAGCGGTACAACGGCAAGAGCTTGCGTAAACCTTGAAAGAAAGTATATAGGCTTTGAAATAGACCAGCGTCAAGTAGATTTTGCCAATAACGAATTAAAGAATATGAGTAGGCAGTTAAGTCTGTTTTGAAACTATGGATATGTGCAAGGTGTTTTGTTGCAATCCTGTTGTAAGAAATGGGAATAAAGAAACAACGGATGCTCTTATAAGAGCTATGAGAGACGAAGCCTTAAAACGAGGGTTGGTACGTGATGAATTGATAGATTTTTGCAACCAATTCATAAGAGAGGGCGAAATCAAAGCTTGTATAGAGCATTTGCTAGATAATTTCAAACGTTATTTTTGGAGGTATCATTGATATGAGAAGAAGAAAGTTGAACAAGTCTCCAGTGCTAGGCTTCTGCGGATTTGTTATCGGTTACGAATGCAAGGAAAAGGGAATAAAGCTGATGGAGTGCGATAAGGCGCAAGCAGATGCAATCATAGTTCCTCATCACTTTTCACACAAGGTAACGAAGAATAGTTGCTTGAATCTTTTGGTATTGTATAAGGATAAGATAAGGGGTGCAATGCAAATAGGGTATGGAATCCGACCGCACATCAAGACTGAAAAGGGCGAAGTGTTGGATTACCATCAAGTGAGGGAATTTGACAGAATGTGGCTGTCTGATGATATGCCAAAGTTTAGCGAGACGATTTGCCTATCTCTCTTGCATAAGTATATTAGGGCAACACATAAGGAAATCAAGTACCTTATATCTTATGCCGATACGTCCATAGGTAATAAGGGAACTATATATAAAGCTGCAAACTATGAGCATATTGATACCATTAAGGCAGATTTCTATGTATTACCAAGTGGTGAGCGTGTGCATCCGGTTACTATGTGGCATCGGCACAAGACAAGAACATGGGAGGTTCTAAAGGAACTATACCCAGGAATAAAAAAGGCAGAAGGGTTTCAACTTAAATTTCTGAAGAAGTTATGAAGAAAAGAAATAAATGTATTCCTTGTCATTTGCATCCAGATCCTGAGCATTGGTTTAGAAAAGGTCAATCTTGGAAGGCGAAGGTCGCTTATGAAAGCGAGGATGATGCTTGGGAGTTTCTGAATCAGAATCCGAAGTTACGGGCACAAGGTATGGCGGTGTATCGGTGTAGGATATGCAACAAATATCATATAGGGCACAAGAACAACAAATAAAAAATATAAACAGCAATGATAGTAATAAAAATCAAAACATGGAAAGACTGGAAGAAGGACTTTCTTGATTGGGTGCAAGAACCTCGACGCAAAACTTGCAAGGATTTTGTAGACTATATGGAGGCTTTGCAAAATCGTGTTCTCTACAAAATAATAGCCGATACTTGCGATAAATACGGCAATATGCGTGAGGGGCAAATCCAAGACATCACAGAAGCAGTCGAAAAATGCGTGGCTGAGTGTGCTAAAGAAGCACGCAAGTTAATCGATGAATGTCAGCCCGTAAAATTCTTCTAAGGCTGTAACTCTCATTACAAGCAACACAAACTCTACACAACAAGCGCAGTCAGCGTTATTTTAAAACATAAATAGTTGAAAATATGAAAAAAGAAGATAGACTTAAAATATATCGCAAATACGATGGTCATTGTGCTTATTGCGGCAAGAGTATAGAGTATAAGGATATGCAGGTTGACCATCTTGTTCCGAAGAATCGAGGGTGTTACTCTCGGTGGAGCAACAAGGCGGGAAAGTTTGTCGTATCCCATGGCGATGATTCCATGGAGAACTATATGCCATCTTGCAGGTCTTGTAATCTTCGTAAGCGTGATATGAGTTTGGAACAATTTCGCTCAGAGATTACTAAACAGGCTAAAGGATTGCTTAATGGTAAGGCTTCTTTCCAAGTAAAGATGTCGCTTGCTTATGGGTTAATCGAAGAGCACTTTGATAGACAAATTGAGTTCTACTTTGAGAAATTTAAATAGTTGAGAATATGAAGAAGTTTAAGAAGTCGATAGAGATTAGCACTGAGAATATTTCAGACGTTCTTCAAGTGCCAATTGTTACAAGTTTATACAAGACTAAGAATTTTAAAAATCCTTGTCTTGAAGGTCGTAGCGTTCCTTATGATACTATAGCATTGATGTATGTTCATATCGAAGGCTTTGATAGCGATTTTTGTATTGACCAAGGCAACATTCTCGCTCTTGATATTTGCGATACTTGGTATGCTTTTTCGAGGCGTGGATGGGATAAACATAAAAACGATGAGGTATGAAGAAAAAAGGATATTACGAATACGGAAACGGAATCTACCCTTTGAAGCTTTGGGTACACATCGGTAAAGACTTGAAAGAGCTGATAGATTCCTGTTTTGACAAGTGCAAGGCTCCCGATATTGATTACGGTGGCGTTACGTATTCCGATGCTGTCAGAAAGAGCGACAGAAGGCGTGGCGTTCTTGTCTCGTTTCCGTGTCAGAAGGTTATGTCGATGAACTACTGCTGCCATGAAGCTTCTCACGTCTGCGATGCCATTGAGGAATATACTGACTTGGAACACGGCGGCGAGCCTTCTGCCTACCTGATGGGTTGGATTGCGTCTTGCATCAACAATGCTCGTTTGGGTATTGGCGATTTCGTTGAAATCGTAAATAAGGAAGAAAAATAGCCCAAAGGCAAAATACCCTTTGGTGTTTGCCCCATCACTATATATAATAATGTAGTGGTGGGGATTTTTGTGTTAACGTCAGCAAATTATTTGTTTGTATTATTATAGAGTGTTAAATGATAAAAGAAATACATTAAATAATTTGCATATTTCGAATATTCTTTGTATCTTTGCATCGTAATTAAGAAATAAAGGTTACTAATAAAAAATGGTGAGACACACCATAAAAACTGTAAGAAGAAAATGAAAAAGTTTTTTGAAAACTTATCTAGAAAGATTGAAGATGCGGCTTTTGAGGCGCAGCTTGATGATTTTACTTGCGAGTTTGATGCTATTAACAAACCAGCCGAAATCGTGGTGTTTGTTAAGAGTAGAAAGGTTATTCATTCAAATGGAAACGTTTCTTCTTATCCATATTACAATGTAGATAAGATTAATATCTATGATGAAGACGGAAAAGACGTTTCTTCAAAATATCCTTTGTTCTGCCAAAGAGTTAAGAATTGCGTGCCTTCTTATAAAGATGTTGAGAATGACTTGATGGAGGCAAATATGAGCGACACAGAACTTTATTTTGGCTCAGAAGCTAATTATTTGCGTTATAAATATGGCAACTAATTTTTGGATATGGAGTACGAAAATATGTTTGTTGGTCTTTCGTCTGTAATGAGTCACGACCTTGAAATATTAAGGTATGAACTAGAGTATGGATGGAAATTGGCTCTTATGCCAAATGATGTATGGTACAACTAATTACATTTAAGATTTCAAATTATGGCATATTATAAAGTTAGTGTAGCGGAAATCCTAAAGGATAAACCAGTAAACACGAAGTTATATTCTCCTTTGTTTGGGGATGTATATTTTTCACATGTAGAGGACAGTATTATAAATGTGGAACATCATGCAGGAGTATCAAAATTCTTTAATAGTGGCAGATATTACAATTACGATGAATCAGAGCCGTTATTATTCCCTTCTATGGAAATGCGAGACTGGTCTAAGTTCTCGTGGAAGAAAGGCGATGTGTTGGTAAATAGCAGAGGTTTAAAGATACTCTTCGATAGATGGGCAAATGGCAACTATACTAGTTTCTATGCAAAGACAATTAATTTGGTAGAAGATGGTTTTCTTGATACCAATTTACATACTTTAGCATCAGAAAAGGAGGCGAAATCTTTTATCAAATGTATTGAGGAGAGATTTGGTGGTAAGCTAAACCTGCAAACACTTGAAATCCAGAAGCAGCCTGAGTTCAAGGATGGGGATATAGTGGCAGTAGATTTAGATAGAAAAAATATTAGAATCTTCAAAGAAAAGAAGAATGGAAATAATATTTGTTGGGGCAAGTATTATATTGGTTTTAGTTTTAATAATGAGGGAAAACGGATACAAACATTTAAAAACTACACAGCTGATTGTAGTTCAGACCGTCTTGCCACTGACTCAGAGAAGCAACAACTCTTCTCAGCTCTCGAAAAAGAAGGCAAGGCTTGGGATGCTGAGAAGAAACAGATTGTTGATTTGAAAACGAAGGTTGAGCTGAGACCATTTGATAGGGTGTTGGTTAGAGATAGTAAATCAGATAATTGGCGTGCAAATTTGTTTGGTTATATAGGCAAAGATGGATATTGTCATTGCGTTTATGCTAATTGGGCATATTGCATTCCTTACGAAGGCAATGAATTATTGTTAGGTACAAGTAAAGACGTGGAGGGCTAATTATGGGCAATGAAGATTTAATGAATAGCATACCTTGGTATTGCTCACCACACTTTGAGTGTGAAGATATACAAGATGGTAAGGCACAAAGAAGAATACGTAGAAAGAATCAACTTAAAAAAAGAAAGGGTAGATTATGATAGAAGATAAAAAAATCGAAGAAGCAGCAAGATATTATTGCAACAATAGATATCCTGCTTCACAGGATGCTCCGTTTATAGCAGAGGGGTTTAGACATGGTGCTAAGTGGGCTATTAATGAGTTATTTAAAAACTTGTGGCATGCTATTGATGAAAATCCAAAAAAGTACCATAAATGTTTGGTAGAAGTTGTGTATCATAGACCACTCAACATGACGGATGAGATAGACTATGTTACTTCGCACCTAACCAACTTTGGTTGGGATGAAAATAGTTTTAAGCGCAGCGACTATACTATCAAGAGGTGGATATATATTGACGATTTACTGAAAGGATGCAACCATGATTAAGTCAGTTACTATGTACTCTGTCGTTTGTGACAGATGTGGAAAGACCTTCATTGAAGAGTTTAATGGCATTGTGGCTTGGTTGGACGAAGGAACAGCCAAAGAGCAAGCAATGGAAAGCGAATGGGCAGAGATTGGTGACAAGCACTACTGCCCAGACTGCTATGAGTTTGACGATGAGTTAGATGAGTATGTTCCTAAAAAGAAAGGAGATTAATATGGAAGAAGTAAAGTACATTCCAGGAGATTTGGTGATGACAAACGGAGTACCACTAGGTACAGCTAAAGATGTCGTTTACCGAGTAACATCATCAGACCCATCAAAGACTTTGGAGTTGGACGATGGAACGGTTCTGAAAGGTGTTGTCCGCTTAGAGAATATCGAAGGTGCGGAATTTGGAGATAAAGGTTATCTCTTCGGAGATTGCTGCGCTTGGGTTAAGGATATTGCGCCAATTCCTATTACCCCAGAGATTCTAGAGAAGAATGGGTGGATGCTTTATCGCATGTATCATTGGTTTATCGAAAAAGAATGTTTGAAGTTGAGTTTGTTGGAATTAGATAATCACTCATGGTATGTTTATATTGGAGACAATCTTATACGTAGAAATATGCATTCAGTATCAGATTTACAACACATTCTCTTCGGTCTTGGAATTAATCACGAAATGGAGGTGTAGGTATTGTGATCGCATTAATAATGGTAATGTTTTTGGGTTTATTTATGGCTATTTTCGGATTGTACTTGATTAAAGATAAATGGCTCGCTACTATAGGTGTCATTCTTTTTATACTAGGTGTAGTCATTTTTATATTATCATTTGTTAATTTGATATACTTGATTGTTTAACGCCTTCGGGCATAAAAGATATTAGTATGAAAATAAGTGAATTTATTCAACAGCTTCAAGATGTTTACGATGAAGAGGGTGATATGGAAATTGCCATCAAGATAGATGATAACGACTTAGGTTCTGAACCTATTGTAGTGAAATCTACTGTTTATGAACAATTTTATATAACCAACTCATAACCGCCTTCGGGCATAAAATATAAAGATATAACAGAAGAAAGATTATCTAGAGCTAACGGATTAAGCAACTTTGTTAATGCTTACAAAGAAGTTATCGGTAGATATTGTAATGGCATGAGTGCTAATGAAAACAGACTGGGGAGTGCTCTAATAGATATAAACAAGTATGCACCAGAAGAATCTGCCGACATAAAGAATGCTATAAAAAAGGCTTTAAATAGCATTCAGAAAGAGTTTGACGAGCTTTAGTAACTAACCATCCCTTATGGGATATAAATAGATAGGAAATGAGTGAAAATGTAATCACATCGTACAAGGGATTCGACAAGAATATGAAATGCCGTGGATTTAAGTACGAAGTTGGAAAGGAGTATGAAATGGACGGAGAAATCAGGTGTTGTAACCGAGGCTTCCATGCTTGCAAGTCTCCGATTGAAGTGTGGGACTACTACGATATGCTTAACTCTCGCTTTGCAGAAGTAGAGCAGTCTGGCAAGATAGACGAAGAAGAAATGTCAACAAAGATATGCTCTTCTCGTATCAAGATTAAGGCTGAGTTAAAGTTGGCTGACATCATTAATATCGGTGTCGAGTGGCTGAAAGATATAACATCACCATCTAAAGTTAAGGCAGATGGTGTGTTAAACGACAATGGATACAGAAGAAAACAGATTGGTTCATCGGGCGACTATGCTCAGATTGGTTCATCGGGCTACTATGCTCAGATTGGTTCATCGGGCAACTATGCTAAGATTGGTTCATCGGGCTACTATGCTCAGATTGGTTCATCGGGCGACTATGCTAAGATTGGTTCATCGGGCGACTATGCTAAGATTGGTTCATCGGGCGACTATGCTAAGATTGGTTCATCGGGCTACTATGCTCAGATTGGTTCATCGGGCTACTATGCTCAGATTGGTTCATCGGGCTACTATGCTCAGATTGGTTCATCGGGCAACTATGCTAAGATTGGTTCATCGGGCGACTATGCT